CTGGAGACGGACCGGCATGATAAGCTCCGAGATCGCGGCCTCCGTGAACGCCTTGAACTCACAGAGGAAGTCCACACGCCCGGAATCGAAGTTGTCTACCATAATCAGCCTCCCCATCCGTTGAGCAGACGATTGATCTCATGCTCAATTCTCTTGTCATACTCTGCAACCATTCTTTCTTCTGCCTTGTCCAGTACAGCTTCATTGGAATAGATCATCTGCGGAGTTGCGGGCCCAAAAAGCTCTTTTACAGGAAAGCGAGTGGGGCCGATTCGCTCATAAATCCCCGTATGTGATCCCATATGGGCCGCGAACGCGTGTTCGAGAGCTTCAACAGCGCTGCTGCGTTTGACCTGTGTACGGATTTTCCCGTCGTTTCCGTATCGAGTGTTGAATTTCAGTAGTGGGAGAACATACCCCGCATAGCCAAAGACTACGCTCACGTTCCCTCCTGAATCCCTCTGATAATGGTTGATGTTCTTCGTGTTCTGGAGAAATGTGCTTTGACTGATCGTATATTCCTCCGTGACGGCTCGCTTTACCTCGGTTTTCCCTGCATTTGCCGCTCTTGAAATGGCGCTGCCAACGGCCTGCTGCCAACCTCCGGATATTCCTGCGAGAATCTTCTGTACCCGGCTAAGACTGTCCTCAACCGCATCAATGAAAACACCGCCATAGACAGCATTACGGCCCACATCCCTACTGCTTCCGGCTCGGTATATTTCGCTCATTCGTCATATCCCCCCAGCTCAGCCCGGACCATGCCCATTTCAACGACGCTGGAGACGATGTAGAACTCCCTGAAGAAGCCCCCGCCGCCCTCAGCGTCGTTGATCTTGATGCGAGATCCCTTTTCCGGCTGATTGCCATTGAGATCTGACAGAGCGCAGTGCAGTACGGATGTCGTGAGATAGAGTCCTTGTGCATGATCGCCAGTGAGCTGCCGACGGTCTTTTTCCTTCAGCCCGGAAAGCACGATGGGGATGTCCTGATAGGTCACGCCGTCGTAGACGATGGTCCGCCTTTCCGCAAACTCGTCCAGGTTGAGGAACACGCCGTGAATGTCCTCCGCGACCATGTCCTTGAAGCTCATACCACCGGCGCCTCCGCTTCCAGGTCAGGCGGCAGTTCGCCGTCGTCCACGGCGTCGTCATCGTCCTCCGGATCAACCGGGAACTCTTCGGCAGAGATCAGCTCGACATAATCGGCTTTTACCCTGCACTTGGAGGTGTCAAGCCCCATGTCTGCGGCGAGCCGCTTGAGACTGGCTACGGTCCAGGTGGAAAGCTCTTCGGGGTCCATATTGACCGTAATGCCCTCCTGAGCATCGCTGGCGTCGGGCGTGTTCTCACCCGCCTCGATCAGCTCCTCGTGCTCCTGGGGCGTTGCAACGACCTCCTGTGCTACGCGGAGGGCGATAAGGCGCTCCGCCTCAGCATCTTCGACTTCGCAGGTCTGCCCGCAGTCGATCAGCTTCACGCTGCCTTTGCCGTTGGGAGCCCCGTAAGAGCCGAAGATCATTTTGATAGTCTTCATAGAAGCTCCTTTCCCTGGCCCGATCAGCTGACCGCCTGGGAGGCGTAGATGAAGGGGCTGTAGTTCTTGGGCGCGGCCAGCGGACGGGTCGCAAGACGGAGCTTACGCTGATCCTTACCCTGATCGACTTCCAGCTTGGGGACGCGCTTGTTGGCATAGCTCGTGTAGTCCTTTTCGCCGTAATCGATCTGAGTGATCTGGCCGTACATCAGGTGGCCGCAGTCAGGAGCCGTGACCATGACCGCTTTCTCCGGGAAGAATTTCTGGGTGGTGTCGTTATTGTCGACGTATTCTTCATCGACGGTGATCACGTTCAGGCGATAGCCGCCGAAGTTGATCGTGCCCAGGAAGGAAACGCCCTCGTAGGCGCTCAGCTGCTCACTGACGGCACCAATGGAAATGCCGCTGTTCTTGTCGAGCAGCTCGCGGAACTCGTCGATAGCCAGCAGCGCATCGGAAGCGGCGACACCAAGGACCAGGTCGGAAACGGGCAGGCCGCGCCGGGTCAGCTTCCGGCACATGTTCCGGACTTCGGAGCGGACCGTCATGAAGTCGATGCCGGCAGCGTCCCAGTAGTTCGCAGAGCTGATCGTGTGGGCGTGGTCGGAAGTGGTGTCGTAGAACTGCACGTACAGAGTCTCACCTTGGGTGTCGTCGTCGATGTAGGTCTGCATGGTGCAGGCGTTGTTCTGCATGACCTGGGCGCACATCCACTCCTCGCGGGCGGCAATCCTCAGCTCCATGTCGCTCATATCGTCCCGGAGGAGGCGGGCAGCCCGTTCCGCCCGGCTGGAGTTGGCATAAATCGCCTCACCGAAACCACGCTTGCTCAGATCGTCCAGGGTCAGCAGACGGGAGGGAGCGATCCGGGCGGGCTCGTACTCGTGGATGGCATAGCCCCGGCGATCCATGGGAATATCGCTGACGCGATCACTGACATAAGCAGCCATCTTCCGGTCGCCCTTCCGATACTCGGTCAGGACCTTGTCAGAGCGGAAGATATCACTTTCCCCTGTGGGGAAGTAGCGATCCTTGAAGAATCTGGGCTGGGGCGTGACTTCCTCATTGATTGCAATGAGAGTGTAGGTATCAAAGAAATCGAGAGTAGCAGGCATATTGTTTAACCTCCTTCCTTAGTTGGCAGCGGACGCAGCCTTAAACAGGATACCGCGGACACGCAGGGCGTCCAGATCGGCAGCCGTCACGGTGTAGCCGCTGGCGACAGTGCATTTGTCGGGATCGAAGCAGCCGGAGTAATAGACCTCTGTGGTCTCGTCGGCGGCGGTGCCGACCTCCAGGTCGTCACAAAGGATGCAGTCGGCGGTCAAGGTCTCGTTGGTGCCCGCCGTGGTGCCGAGGACCACCAGCTTGCCGTCGCCGCCGGTGCCGGAAGAACGGGCCAGAATGGTGCCGCGCACGAGCGTCGCGGCGGTGCCCAGCTTACGGATGGTGCCGGCACGAACGATAGGTTCAGGACTGAGATCGGTGATCAGCCCATCAAATTCCATTTCGCCGACCTTGCTGTACAGATTCTTCATGGCTTACTTTTCCTCCTTCTTGTGGAAATAGGATTTGACGGAAGCGCGGGCTGCGGCCATCTTCTCGTCGGGCGTGGTGGGTTCGGCGGTTTCCTCCTCCTTCTCAGGAGCAGGAGTGACTTCGCTCGCACCGGAGGTTTCGGAATCAGACTGCGCGTCGGCCAGGAACTTGCTGCCCGCCTTGGCTGCCGCCTGAGCAGCCTTCAGCGCCAGCTCCGCAGCAGAGCAGGGGTGCTCGCCGTATTTGGCCTCATGCACCAGCTTGGGGTCGAAGAGGCTTGCCACCTCATCGATACCGGCAAGACGGTCACGCTCAGCCTGCACGGCGCTGTTGACCGCTTCGGTATGATCGACGGAAGCTCTGGCCTCGGCCTCAACCTGAGCGACCTCCTCCGGATGCTGGGTCCGGAATTCTTTGATGGTCATGGATGATCCTCCTTCTTCGCCGGGATTTTCCGGCAGATTTGTATTTGTCTCAACCGCGGCCGAGGCCTCGGAAGTGACCGTGGGAATACCGTCGGGCGCAAACAGGCCCGGCGCAAGACGCATCTGGCGGCCAAACACGAAAAGAACGCGCCCGTCGGCGCTGGCCGCGATGTTCGTCGGCTCAGCGTCCTCGATGATCTCGTCCACGAAGCCCTTTTCCTTAGCCTCGCGCCCGGTCATGTAGGTTGTTTCGGCCATCATGTGCATGACGACCGTGCTGCTGAGCCCTGTCTTGCGGGTGTAGATCTCACACTGCATCTTGTCCCAGGCATCCTGTTTCTCCGCCTGGGAGCGGAGCTCGTCGGCGTTGTAATCGCCGTAGATAAAGCTCCAGCATTTATGGATCATGATGATGCTGGCGGGATTTGCCTGAACAGTGTCGCAGGCGCACATGATCAGGCTGCCGCCGCTCATGGCGACTCCGTCCACAACGCAGGTCAGTTTGGCGCCGCTCCGGGACAGCTCCCGGAGGCGGTTATGAATGGTCAGGCTGACACCGGCATCCCCGCCGTAGCTGTTCATACGGACGGTGATCTCCTTGCAGCCTTCGATCTGCTTCAGGTCCTTCAGGAATTCTTCCAGGGAAATGAACTGCCCCTCGATGGGATTGCCGTACCAGTCCGTGGGCGTCTGCTCGTAGATATCCCCGTAAAGGGTGATCTCCGCAGATACGCCATCGGAACTGGCCATGCTGTAGACGTTGTTCTTGATGGACACGGCAGGCGTCACAGCAGGCTTTTTTCTGCTCGGAATGGTCATTTATCCTTCTCCTTCCAAACTTCGGATCCGGGGACGTAGGGCGCGCGGAGCCATTCAGCAATCCCCGCCCGGCAGTCCTCGTTGCATGTCCGCCGCAGATTGCGGGGACAAAAGGCGCAGTAGTCTCTGCACAGATTCCAGATTACAGCGGCCATGCGCCAAACGCCCAGAGACATCAGATGATGGAAATTAGTCGTCACCGCCATCACCGTCCCCGTCTCCCGATTCGGGGTCCGTTGCGTTCGGATCGACGGTACCGCCGCCGGCCGCAGCCAGCAATTCGTTTTCTCTGCGCAGCTGCTCCACGTTTTCTTCCCAGTCCCCGCCGCCGCGCTCGCGGGTGACCTGTTCATGGGTCTTGATGCCATGATTGATCAGCAGCAGGTCGGCTTTGGCCTCCTTCAACGGATCAAGGCTGCCCTGCACTGGGCCGATCCACCTAGCCTCGGCCCACGCCTGACGGACCAGAGGATCGTCGAAATATCCGGGAGCCCGGACGCGGCGGAGCGCTACGGCCTCGGCAAGCCAGATTTCATAGACAGGCTGGCAGAAATCGTCGACAAACCAGGCGCGCTTCATCTTGAAGGCCTCCCAGGCCTCCAGCAGCGCGCCGCGGCTGGCACTGTATGAGCTGTTGAACTCCTTTGAAATCACGTCGTAGGGCAGCTCCAAAGCAGAGCCGACCAGGCGCACCAGCGTTTTCACAAAGGTTTCAAAGCCGGCAGTCGGAATGTTCGGATTGCCGAACTCGATCGTCTCCCCAGGCTCCAGGTGATTGACCGTGCCAGGGCCCATTTCGTATTCGTTTTCGCTGTCAGAGGCGTTGTCGCCGGTCCCTCCGTCTATGTTGATGCCGTCGCCGACGGTCATATCACCAGCTCCAACCTCGTTAAAGGGAATCTCCATGGGCGTTGTCTCAGTAGTGATCCAGGCCGTGAAGAAACTCTGTACCAGCGCGGCCATCAGCTCGGATTCCGTATAGCGGCGCAGCTGCAGAAGCGGTTCAATGACCTGTGACAGATAAGGGACGCCTCGGTACTGATCGGGACGTTCCGCGTCCATGATGTGCAGCACGTTCGGCAGGCCGGTTTTCTCGCCGTAGGCCAGCACCCGCGTCCAGGTCAAGTCCGCGCTGGTGTATTCCCTCGGATAGCCGCTGCAGATGTAATAGGCGACCACGCGGCCGTCGCTGTCCACCTCGACGCCGTCATAGATCATGTGGCCGGCACCGGGCTTGCCTTCGGGAATCTTCCCGTTGACGATTCCGCCATCAATCGCGCCGCCGCGGAACTCCGAAGGGGTGCTTACACGGTCAGCCTCGATCAGATGAAGGCGGAGGGAATAGGGATTAAGTGGCGTCTGTGCCTTGCGTTTAATCAGCACAAAGACGTCGCCACTGGAAAGCCAGGATTTCAGTGCGAGCTGCTGCAGACCGAAAAAGCTATTCAAACCCAGAGCATCGCAGTTCTCTTGCTTGCACCACAGGGCGAACTCTGCTTCAGCCCGGCGCTGCCAGTCTTTGGCGGCATCCGAACTCAGGCCCAGTAGTTCATAATCTAGTGTGCTTTTCAGTGTCAACCCAGTGCCGACGATCTTTGTGCGATTGGTCTGGATCGCAGCAGTGGCCACCGGCGAACTCATGTAGAGCAGGCGGGCCCTCTGCCTCAGCGTAGAATTATTCCGGTTAATGTCTTCGTTCGGCGAGCCGCTGTCGGGAGTAAAGCCTTTGAGCGCCCGCCGCGTGGTGCTGGCCCCGGCCTCGCCATACCCCTTTGCCTGGGGTGCGCGGCTGTTCATCGGTGATCGCCTCCTGTCGGATAAATAAAACGGGCGTCCCGTGGCGAAAGGAGTCAAACTCCACGGGACACCCGCTGACAAAGCCCGCGCCTCCCGGCGCGGGCGATTGCCCAGTATAAAACCAAAGCTGCACGTTACCAGTCGCGGGGAATGATGCCGAAGGCCTTGCGGGGACGCTTGCCCTCCAGCGCGGCTCTCAGCTCGTCGATGGTCCTCTCACACTCTTCGATCTCGTTCTTCAGATCGGGAATGTCGAAGCGGGTGAGCTGCCGGTCATCGATCATATAGCTCTTTACGCCGCCTTCGATCAGAGCAATGTAAGCGTTCTGGAGCTTTTCGTGTACGCCCTCCCAAAAGGAGAGCCGCTGCTTGATGATGGTTCTGTCGGCCATGCTGGGCCTCCTTCCGTCTTGGACTTCAACCGCCGATCAGGTCGTATAGCTTCACGCCGTACACCCGCGCGGTATATGTGCCGTTAAGGGTCCCTGTGCTGTTGCTGTTATAGCGATAATAGAAGGTCAAGGTCATTGTGCTGCTTGATACACTCGCTGCGTTGACGTAGACGCCGTAGGCTGTCGTCGATTGCCGGGTGCTGCCCGTGCCGCTGGAGCCTAGCTTGCTGTTCCACTTGTTGCTGGCGACCGTGTAGGTGTTTTTCGTGCCCACGCTCGATGTGCCGGTGAGCAGAATGAAACTTACCGTGCTTGTATGCCTGCCGTTTGTCGGCGTATCAACGCTCACGTCAACCACAAGAAGATCGTAGTCGTTGTAGCCGGTGACCGTCATGCTCTTGCCTGTGTCGGCCGCCGACGTGGACGACGTGGACAGTGTTCCCAGGCTGGTGGTTTTAAGGAGCGTAAGCCCGCTTCCGCCACCGGAAGCCGTTCCCGTTACCTTCGAGCCGTTGACATAGGCGGTCTTGCCCTGGGCGATATCACCGGCGGCGGCATTGGCATCCGAAGTATCGTCAAAGCGGGCGGTGCCGCCCCCGGTCTTGGGGAGCAATACTGCCGGGACGGCTGAATAGCTCGCGCCCAGAAGCGTAATGTTTTGCGCCACTCATGCCACCCCCCCGATCAGGAGATGGACAAGACCTTGGTGCCGGAATCCTGAGAGATCGACGGCAGGGAAAGCGAACCTCCAACGCCAAGGATCGTGACGCCGCTCTTGATGTTGGACGCGATGATCTTGGCCTGCTCGGCATCGCTGATCTTGACCGTTCCGCCGCTGGTGTACCCTGCGGGGATCGTCACGGTTCCGGCTTTTGCGGAAATCTCGCCGCTGGTGTTCCCGTTATTGGCCATGCTACCGGACACAGATCCGGAGGATCCAAAGCCGGTTTTCCCGGCAAGGACGTCGCCGCCGGTAATGTCTGCGCCGGAAGTGTCGAAGAACTTTGCCGTTCCGCCGCCCTGTTTCGGGATATCGACCTCCGGGACGCTCTGGTAGGTTACCCCGTTGATGGTTACATTCTGAGCCATAATATCCTCCTTTTATGAGACGGTCAGCACAGAGCCGTCCCATGTGATCAGTCCGTAGTTGGATGGGATGATGTTCTCCGGTACGGTCAGGGTTCCTGTCACGATTCCCGAACGGTCCGGGGTCAGGTTTCCGCTGATTTCCGGCCTCGAAGCCGCTACGGTCAGCTCGCCCCAGATCGCCCCGTCCAGGCTGGTATCATGCATCAGTCCACCTCCGGCGTCAGTGTCAGGCTCCCGCTGATGAAGGTATCGACGGTTCCATCGGCCATCGTGATCTGGATGTCATAGTCATACGCCCCGAAGCCCAAACTGGCCGTGTCTTTCGGTACGAGCTCCAGGAGCAGCGGATTCCCGGTGATGTCCTTGACGATGAGCGGGGAGGCGTCCTCATACTGCGTTTTCTGCATATTGAACTTGGACCGCTTCGCCGCAAAGCGGATCTTATCATCCGGGTCCGGCGTATAGGGCTCTCCGTTTTTCTTCATGCCGACCGTCACGCGGAGCGTGTCGCCCCTGGTCATGGTGATGGTCGTTCCAGATACAGATACAGACATCTGATTCCCCTCCGTCATGCGAGCGGGTTACCACTCGTCGTATTGCAGTTTTGAGCTGTGGCCCTTCTTCCGGCGCTTCGGCGCAGCAGGAGTAGGAGCAGCTTCAGGCGCGGGCTTTCCCTTCGCCGCTTTCAGCCGGCGCTCGATCTCGTCCAGATTGGCCGGGAGGGCTTTCATAGCGGCCAGGGCGTAATCCCGGCAGTCAAGAGCTTCGTTCCGCTCATGGCCGGGGATCTTCTTCCAGACCCACGGCTGCTTCTTGCTCGGATCGTAGACCTTGACCTCTGAGAGCAGGCCCTTGAAGTAACCGGCGCCATAATCGTCCCGGCGCGGGAAATGGCAGTATTTCGGGCCGGGACTTTGGACTTTCAGGTTGTCCATGATGATTTCCTTCCCGGAATCGACGCCGATCTGATACTGCCAGGCAGTGCCGAGGAACTCATTGCGGATCATGATCTTCTGCTTCTTCGGTGGGCTGATGTACGGGCGATCCTGTCCAGGCATGCCCTTGATGCAGTACAGCTTTTTGCTCTGCCGCGCAGCGCACCGCTGGCGGACCTCCATGGTGAAGTGACCGCCCTCGTCCATGAAGTTCATAGAGCTGCGCAGCCCGACACCGCCCTCGAAGCGGTAGACGTGATCCAGCACGTCGTCAAGATCCTGCCAGGTCTTATCATCGTCGGGGCGGCCCATGATGATGCCCTTCCGGATTCCCCAGGTTTCCCCGAAATGACCGTGTCCCACGACCTCATACTCCAGGCGATCATCCTGCGTGTCGATGCCGGTGGTCAGCACCAGCACGCCCTCCGGGAGCTCAATGTCGCTGCCGTCCTCGCGCTGGCCGTAATCCTCCCGGCGCGCCATCAGGGAATCTTCGTCCTCCAGGTCGCCGCGATCCTCCCATAGCTCGCCGAAACGCGTGTTATACACGACCTGCAGCGCTTTTTTGTCACCCAGCGCATAGAGGAATTCCAAGATGGTCGATTCCCACGAAGCCCACGGACTGACGAAGCTGTTCAGCCAGAATGAGCGCACACCGCGCTGATATGCTTCCGGGTTATCCGCGATCCACTGCGCAGGCTGGCGCTTGATCGTTGCCTCGGAGGACACGCAGCCGCAGGAGGGGCAAACGTAATAGATATCGCTCACTTCGTACTGCTTCTCTCCTCGGACAACCGTCTCATTTGAGGTATAGCGGATATCCGAAAAGCGAATATCGTGATGCTCGCCACATTCCGGACACTTTACGCACCAGCGCTCCATCGTGCCCTCAAAATAGGCTTTTGCGATCTTGCTGACGTTCTGCACCGTCGGCGTTGAGACCTCCACGGCCTTTGAGTTATGGAAGGTGATTTGTCGGGCCGTCGCCAGCTTCCACGGATCGCCCTCATTTCCTGCGCTCGCCGCCCAGCGGTCAAGCTCGTCACCGAATACATAGCGGCACGGCGTAGACGCCAGATCGGAGGCCACCAGTGAGCCGCACATAAGCAGCATGCCGCCCGGAAAGGTCTTTGACAGCATCGTGTTTCCGCTGTCCCGGCTTTTTGCCTTGCTGACGCGAGTCCGAAGCACGGGAGAGTCCTGGATCATCGGGCCGACGCGAAGCCGTGAGAACTTCCGAGCATCGTCAATATCCGGATGGATATACAGGATGTTTCCAGGGTCCTGATGAATGATATAGCCGATGCAGTTCAGCTCGAATTCGCTCTTTCCAACCTGCGAGGCAGCGACCATGACGATCCGCCGCACCTTTGGATCTGTGAAGGCATCCATTGGCTCTTTCAGATACGGCGTCCTGGACGTTCGCCACGCGCCGGATTCCGCGTTTGATCGCGGGAGCCGCCGGTACTTGTCCGCCCATTCGGAGACCGTGATACGCTCCGGGGGCTTGGCCAGCAGCACCGATTTCAGGATTGAGGTGTTCAGTCTGTCGATCTCGGTTTCCTTAGCCATCGTCAAGGGCCTCCGAGAAATCCCAGTTCATGCGGTTCCTGACGCGCTCCTCATACCGTACCGGGTCATAGCGGTACCGGGAGATCTCTTCCAGCGCGGCGTAGACCTCCGCGCGAATCAGCTCCTCGGCCTCCGCTGCAGTCTTTGCGGCTTGCGTGTCAACCGCCAGTCTGCCGGGCAGCGCCATCATAAGACTGCGCACCGTGAGAATGAGATCCGCCGTCATGGCGGCGACGTCCTCCGAGCGGTGCATCTTTCCTTTGAGTTCATCGGCCTCCAGCTTAGCGACCATCGCCCGGCTTGCCTTTATCTGAACCTCGCTCTGGCGGCGTGCCTTTTCGAGCCTCACGTCTTCTTCGTCGACGGGCTTGGCATTGACCCATGAAAAGTACCGATGAATGTTCTCGATCAGGGTGTACTTCCCGTTTCCAGCCTTCCGCAGCACGCCGTCCTCAGTCAGTTGCCGGACGCGCCGGCCTGTCAGCCGCAACGTCGCCGCCAGCTCTGCCGGAGAGACCTCGGTGTCCTCCGTGACCTTATCCATGATCTTCTCCGCATTTGATGCCATAGCTTCAGCTCCCTTCTGCTTTTCCAAGCGTTTGGACATCTGTACCTGGGGCTGGCGGCAGGTCTCGAACCTGCGGCCCGCTGTTTACGAGACAGCCGCTCTTCCTTCTGAGCTACGCCAGCAGAACGCATCCGGAGACGTCTCCGCCCCCGGATGCTCATGGTGCCGATGTACGTTTCCTGCCCAACGTGAGATAGCTACACAAATCCTGACGGGTAATAGGTCAGAGCGAAAAGCCTTTTCGCTGTATGCCTATCCCGGGCAGGGTCGGGCGGCTTACAGGCAGGAAGTGCCCACCGGCCAGCGTAAATAATGCAGAGCAAATACATAGCCAGCAGAGAATTGTTCACGATAAGCACCCCCTTTGCATACATATTGTAGGATTTCCCTCCAAAGCGGAACGGAAACGGCCGTTTTTTCACTCAGAAACTAGGCATTTTTTGGGGTCGGAGAGCCCGCTAAAGAGGTCCGGGGCCTCTCACAGTACCTTTTTTGCCAAATCGCGCCGTGAAATGCGCTTTTTTACTCTTTTCCGACAAAGACGGCGTCTCCCTCTTTGATGAACATGACCTTGCCGCACTGTTCACAGACGACCTTGAAATACTTGGCCGGCTTCTCTGCATAGTCAGATGCGGCAGCTTTGGCCTTATCGATCTGCGCCTGCGTGGTGATGGCCGTGTTCTTTGCTTCTTCCTGCGCGGTCTTCTCCAGATATTCCGCATATCGTGCTCTCCGCGCCTCCTCCGTCTCGTTTTCTTCTTCCGAGGGGAAGCCTGGCAAATCGAAATCTTCCAATGCGGGGAAGCCAAGCGCCTCTAAATCGAAGTCGAAGTCCAGGTTCAACATATCGACCTCATGGAGCAGGTCTTCGCTGATCCACTCAGAGAACTCGGAAATCTTGTTGTCGGTCAGGCGGTCGAGCTTAATCTTCTCCTCGTCGGCGTCGGTAATTACACAGGGGATCTCCGTCATGCCCAAGCGAATCGCGGCGGCATAGCGGGCATGGCCCTTCACGATTACGCCGCTTTTATCGATCACGAGGGGGACATTGAACCCTACCACGGGGATAACGCTGACGAGCAGATCCACCGTCTTATCATTCTTCCGGGGATTGCGCACATAGGGCTTCACCTCGGATATCTTCTTCATGACGATTTTCTTTACGACTTCCACGGTCAGCCCTCCTTCCTGTAGGCGGAGAGCTGGCGCGCCTGGTTCTCGGAGATCGCAGCGCGAGAATATACGTTGCCCTCATAGAGCTTTGCGTAGCCGGTGATGTGCTTCAGGCGCACCAGCTCCTCCGGCTCAAGACCGAGCTCATTGCATACCTCAAGGTCTGTGGCGCCGTTGACCAGCATTTCCATGACGATGTTGCTCATGCCGTTGATGGAGTGCTTACCACGCGCACGGTTATGCCGCACGGTGGAGGCCATAAGATCGTTCATGGTCTTGTCGTGGAGAACGACACAGGGGAGCTTGCCTTCACAGGCTGCGTAGATGTCTTTGTACCGCCGCATGATGCTGTAACGGTGGAAGCCGTCAACGATCACATAGCGGTCCTTCTTCTCGTCATAGATCGTCACGACAGGCTGTGTGTATCCGTCAGCCTTGACCGAGCGATAGAGCAGTTTCATTTCCTGCGTGGCGACGCTGTTGGGGTTGTAATTGTTCGCATGGACCTTCTCAATGGGTATCCATTCGACATTGTGAACCGGCTGGTCTTTGATCATGTCTTTTCCCCCATGTACTGCTCGAACTGCACCGCGTCACGTTGCCGGTATATCGGCTTCTTTTCCCGAAGCCGGAAGCGGGATCGGGCATTGGCATTGTTGGTCCCGTCGATATCGTTCAGCACGATTTCCTTGACGTGGACGCGATACCATTCATCGCCGACCTGGTTCTTCCAGCGGTTTCGGAAAAGCTCGTGATACTCCGGCTTGACGATGTTAACCAGCAGATAGTCCCGATACTCCTTCCATGAAGCAAAAGCAAAGGGAAGCTGACGGGGGATGATGTCACCGCTGTCGAAGGTGTGGGCAAATGTCCCCACGCCGCTGACGCGGCGTATGAACTTGTTGTAGGTATCCGGCTCAAACTCCTGCAGCATTTCAATGGAATGCCAAGCCGTCTCGTGGATCAAGGCGCTGACGCGCATCGCCTCTTTTGTGAGCCCCCACTGATACTGCAGATCGTATACGCGATTGTACGGCCAGCGGTTATTGGCAATGGCCGTCCAAATATCGTCGTGGGTAAAGTCGTAGATTGGCCAAAAAACCTGACAGCGCCCGGTTTTCTTTTTGCACCAGGTTACGCCCTTGAAGCGGGCCGCTCCTTGGGTGATCGCGGCTCGACGGTTCAGACTCTCCACGATCCGCATGCCCACCAGCACGGCGCAGTTGTCGGAGCCTGTGCAGTATTCCGGCAGTTCGTTCACAAGATCGTGAAAGCGATTCGCTTTGCATGGATTTTCCTTGATGGAAAGCGGATGCTGATCGTGAATCCACATTGCCCTGTCCGCCGGTTTCCATACGCTGATGAAGTTCTTTTCCGGGGATAGGGTATTCGTGAACTCAAAGGGAATCTGAAACCAAAAAGGCTTTACGTCTGGGCGCTGCATCAGCTCGGTCATGTAGTCCACCGTAGCCTGCCATTCCGCTTCCTGATCAAGCCAGAACACCTTGACCGGCAGGCGCCCCAGTTCCTGGGCCACCTGCAGGGTCAGGTGGAAAAGCACGGTGCTGTCCTTTCCGCCGGACATGCTGACGATCACATCATCGTGATACTCATAGATGAACCGAATCCGGGCAAGAGCTTCTTCAAATACGTTGTTTTCCAGGTAGATCATGCCCGCTGCGCCTCGCTTCCGGAATTCCGGGCCGGGGCGGCGCTGGGCCGTCTGTTCGGCAACATGGGGTTTCCTCCTTTTTTGATGTGCCCGCTGCGGCACCGCTGGCGATACGGTGTCCGCCCGGACCATGACCCCACGCAAAGGAGAAACGCAGGGCCGTGATGACCTCCTTCCCAAAAACTCGGCGGCCACCCTTGGAGGGTGGCCGCCTGGCTATGTAGGATTTTACAGGCTACAGTCTAAACGCAGTCTATAGGATCATCAAGCGTCACGGTGCATCATGGCGCGTCACAGCGCGTCACGGTGCATCGCAGCGCGTCACGGTGCATCGTCGCAAGAATTGACACGGAAATACCTGTAGCAGGCAGTCTTGACGCTGTTCTCAGAGGTAAACTTGCCAAGGATCTGTGAAATCTCTTTCCACGAGAGTCCCCGGAGGAATCGGAGCCGGAAGATGATGCGCGTCTGCAGGTCTTCAATCTCCGCAATAAAGTCCTCGATCTCCGGCTCCTGGCGCGCCAGCTCAGCATTCAGGAATTCGATGCGGGAGGACAGGTCCGCAATTTCTATGGCGAGATCCCCCACCTTGTCCTTTACTCCAGGCGCATGAGGCATCCCCGTCAGCTTGGCCGTTCCCGGACTTGCTGCCGCTCGAAGGGAAATAAGCAGCTCCTGAGCCTTATCCAGTTTTTCTCTCAGCGCAAGGTGCCGGTTCAGGTCCTCCAGATTCATGTGACTGCTCCTATCTTCTGTGCCGCATATCTCCAAGCTGCATCTGCTCGTATGCCGTTTCCTTTGGCCGGATTTCATCAACGGAAACGACCAGCGTATCTCCATACCGTTCAAGATCCATTGCGATCTGCTCCTTGATCCCGATGGCCTGTCCCGGAGGTCGGTCAACGTGAATTCTGATTACCAACATGGGCTTACAATACCTCCGGCTTCTCGCACTGTTCGAAGGAAATCACCCATACCCAGGGATTGCAGGCCCAGCATTCAGCTGCAGGCGAATCCTTTGTGATATGTCCCCACAACCACATAAATGCCTGCCGTGCCGACAGAGCTAAAGAGCCACGATCTCCAAGCCTCCAGCCCTTATACAGTCCTTCAGAAGTTGCCCCTTCTTCGGTAATCTCCTGGAGCCGTTCCACCCGCACCTCCGTCACCCGGAGAAAGATCCGTGCTACTTCGGACGGCATATGAATTGAGGGACGCCATCGCGTAGGTGCTTGCCCAGGCTTCCAGTGTTGTTCGGGTAACCCTGCCCGGACAGCATCCTCTATCGACTGCCTGATGTATCTAATAAGGGCTGTTTTGTCTGAAATCGGAATCCACTCCAGGCGACAAGTACCGTCGGCATAATCGACTGCGATTGCCTTTTCATCATAATTCCAGGCGCCGATCCTCCATGTTTCCCGGACGTAAAGAATGTCTCCCGGATCGCACGGCGCCCTGAGCACGATCATTTCGCCTCTCTCGTCGGTAAAGGTCTCCCAATGCCGATCAAAGGAATCATTGGGCTGAGGCTTTATCACCCGCCGGGTGACGGTCTTACGGCCCTCCAGGATGGCCTTGACCATTTCGGTGTTGAACAGGATAGGCAACACTCTCATTTTCGATTCTTCCTCCTGCTTTGCTTTGCCATTCGGACAGATTTCTTTTTATGCTGATAGGCTCTGATGGGCTTCTTTTTCCTGGACAATGGGCGGTGTTTGTGCGACGGAGTCCCGTTTGTGCCATAGGCGGGAAAGTCGAGATCGAAGCCGATATAGGTGGGATACATCATCACGATTTATCAGCCTCCTTCGGGCCTAACGGCAACTCAATCCAGTGGGTAAGCTCCACGGTTCCGCTGCTTTGTACCTCAATCCACCCGTGCCAGTTAATGAACCCTCCCGATTCGTCGATCCTGCGGCAGATGATCCTTGACCCATCTTCAAGCAATCCCAGCACGGGTACGCTGATTTCGACTTCGATTCCCTCGTCCTTCTCCACCCGCTCCACCGGAGGTAACTGCACATTTGCATTGGCCCAGGTTTGCGCCCATGCTGATGCCTCCGTCCCTGGCAATTCCGGCATCCTCTTGTTCCATGCAGTTTTGGCCTCTCCCGGCGTCCTGAAGAAATCCGTCGCTCCGGTTCTCACAGTCCCAATCATGGTTTTGCAGCATTCACAGGAAACACCGAAACACGGAATGCTGTCCTTCAGATTGGCCGGGGCGTAGTAGAGCTTTGCGGGACCTCCGCAAAAGGGGCAAGGCTTCAGTTTATTCCCCATTGTCCGCCCTCCTGTCCCATGCTGCGCGGGCAGCTTCCTCAGTAACCCGGAACCCCGTTTCGCATGAACAGCCTGCGCAGAAATATTTGTACCGCGTTGAAATCGATATAACACGGCTTGTGATACTCCGCACGACTCTTTCGCTCCTCGCTAATCGAATGTCCTCGTCGCCGCAGAACGGGCAAGGATTCAGCTTATCCATCGTCATGCCCTCCTTCCATGATTTTCAAATATGCCTTCAGGCACTCCTTGGCAGAAGCCTCGTCGCCGATGATGGCGAAATCCTCCATGAGATCAAGCAAGGCCTCCGGGATCTCCTTTTCATCAGGCTCCATCCGGCTCTTTCTCCTCCGGAGCCAGCTCCTTAATGATGGCATCCAGCACTTCCATCGTATCGAAGAAAAAAGCTGCGGTGTCGTTCGGCAGGCCTGCTCCGATACCCTCCAGCTTCCCAAGGCACCTTTGAATGTCGCTGTACTGTTTGATTGTCATGCCTTCCTCCTTCTGAACTGACCGGCGCAGGGACAGGTGCTCCAATGGGAAACGTACCCGATGCCGGTAGCATTTTGCGGGTCGCCCTCAAAGACGCAGCTGAGGACTTGGCCGTTCGACGTTACCACTTTGCCCTTCGCCTTGGCCCTCTCCCAGTAGACAATCTGTTCCGGATCGCAGGGGATGGACTTCCCGCCGGCTGTCCCGATCCAGATGATCTCGGCGCCGCAGCCCTTACACTTTGCCATGATCGACCTCCTTCAGCAGATGCTCCGCCCGGTGTTTCAATTTGCTTGCCAGTTCCATTGCTTCTTTTTTGAGCTTGAGCTCTTCAATCGCCAGAGCGGCAAAGCTCTTCTTCCGATAATGCCCGACGTATGCAGCGCGAGCTTTCTTGCCGATCACCTTTCGCGCAGCCTCCAGGTCTTTCAGCTTCTCGTCTTCAGCCAGGATCACATACGGATACCCGCAGGACGGGCAGCGAAAATACTGAATTTCCAGCCCTTCATGGGTCTCATGCCGGATATCGTCTTTTTCAATCTGGAACCCGTCCAGACAATTATTGCAGATCATCATCATCTTCGTCCTCCTTCCACCATCCGATACTGACCTCCCCGGTTTTGCTGTTCCTCCAGACCTGGACGGTGCAGTTATGGTAGATCTCTTCCTCGTCGTAGATAGGGACATTTATGTCCTTAGCAGCCAGCGCGTCGGCTATGGCCCTCAGCTGGCGGATGATCTCCGGCATGGTCAGCGCTGCACCGTCCATCTGATCTTGATCCCGTCCTCGTTCTCCAGACATTTCAGCATTTCCTCCGTGGTGAGCAAGCCCTCGTCGATTTCGTGAATGTACTCCAGGCAGGCATCCCATAGCCGGTGGAGCCGTTTCTTCCCGAATCCAAATCTATCTCTCATGACCCTCATCATCGTCGCAAACTGCCGCTCGTAGGCTTCCTCCGTGGCGTGGGCGGCAGCCTCTTTCGACGCATCCTCCGCAATGCGGCGGATCTGGCTTTCCAGCTCCACCAGCTCCGGGAGGCTGAGCTTATCGTGCAGAGCCTCCCGCAGCTCGGTCTGGGAGATTTTGTCCGTATAGATCGGATGGTAGGAGAGCGGCTTCGGCTTTCGCTGTTTTCCGCTGCCGTGCTGCTTCTTTCTGGACTTCGGCATGTACCGTCACCCCTCCGCTCGTCCCAGCCGTCCCTCAACCTCGTGAATGAGGGCCAGGACGCCGCGGACCTGCTCGGAAAACCGCTGCCCGGAATCGGCGTCCCTCCCGGACTCTTTCAGCAGGCGGGCAATCACGTCCACCGCCGACGTGCGGAGTATCAGGGGGACGGCTTCGCTGGCCGAAACGGTATCGTCAGCAGCTTCTTCCAGAACGTCCTCAAGAGCCTCCGAGAGCTGCTCGACAGTGCCGCGCACCTGGAGCGCAGGGGCTTTATCGACCGGCGCGGGGGGTTCATCCTGGAACTCTCCCGCGCCCTCCGGCGCGGGAAGAACGGGCATCGGCGAGTTCTCAGCCGGAACAAGGCTTTTCGTTTTAGGGTCGAACTCAGACCAAGCGCCCTTAGCTGGTGCCGGAGCGGGAGCTTCCTTCTTCGGTCTTCCCGCTCTTGGCAGCTCACAGCCCGCTTGTTTCAGGATTGACTTGATTTTCGAAGGGTCGCAGGAGTTCTGATCGGCCAGGATGCGGATTTGCTTCTCCGGGTACTTGGCCTGCTTGTATTCCCGGACAATTTCTTCTGCTGTCATAGTCATAATGCGGTAGCTCCTCTCTGCTCTGCATCATTCGCTGATTTCGTATTCTTCCAGGAACGCGGAATAACAGGAAGGGCAGAAGTGCCCAATCGTTTTGAGGGGATGGTAGCTGTCCACCCTGGCCGAAAGCGTGGCCATGTGTTTCTTCAGCATTTCCTGCCCGCATCTGCAGCACCGGCCTATGTACCGTTCGCTTGGCCGCCAGTAATCCGGAACAGCGCTGCCCTCGTTGGAAAACCTCCTCATGCGCTTACTGCTTGCTCAGTGCGCACATCGTGCAGAGCGCGGAATAGCCGGACTTTTCCAAGGCTTCCTGGGAGGGGCGCCGCCAGCAGGCGGCGCCGCACTCCGGGCAAGTAGTGAGCTTCCAGTCGGGGCGTCCTTTCGGAATGTGGCGGACAAGCGGCATGCAGATGTATCCGCCCGTATCCTTCGGGTCCCTGGACCAGCGGATCGCTTTCTCAGCCATTGTCCCACCCCTTCATCTGCGCCTTGATGGCGGCCTTGAGCCTCCCGGCGGTTTCCTCGTCAGCCTTTGCCAGAGCGTCCATCATGTTCGCGTAGGCCCGCTGCCAGGCGGCAAAGTAGAGCTTGAAGGTGACGGTGACCTCTCCGGACATGGCCAGTTCCCGGCGCAGGTTTTCCGCCTCGGCCTTGGCCTGGGCGGCTTCGGCCTTTGCATGGGCCACTTCCTCCGCGGCAGCCTGGGCCTCCGCTTTGGCCCCTTCCGAATCCGAGAACACGCGGGCGTCATGCTCGGCCTTGTTCAGCTTCTCCGTGGCGGTGGATGCCTTTTTCTCCGCAGCGGCCACCTTCTTTTCCAGGGCCTTCCGCTTTTCTTCGGCATCGGCCTTGACCTTTTCAAGAATTGCGGTATGGTCCGCCTGGGCCTTCTCCACCGCCTCGGCCACGGCCTTGTCGATGGCATCCTGATCAATCCTGACCTCCGCCGGGCGGGCTTTCAGGCCTTCAAGCTCTTTCTCCAAGGTTCGGGCGCGCTCAGCATCATCGGCACTTTGCCGGAGCAATCGGAGGTTCTCTTCCGCCATTCGTTTATGCTCTTCATCGCTTCTCCTGGCCTGCGCTTCTGCGGCCTTCCTTGCGGCCTCGGCTTCTGTCCTTGCCTGATCGCGCTCCCGGATAGCCTCCTGTAGTTCCCGGGTGGACATGCTGTCCACGTCGTGATCGGCAACGAACGCCTCCCGTTCCTCAGCCGGAACGTCCAGGAGAGCAAGGGCCTTGGTGTAGGTCAGTTTTCCAAACGCTTGTTCATTCTCCAGCGTGGCCCCGAAAAGACTGCCCTGCCGGGCGCCGTATTCCTGGAAAAGCCTCATGAAGTTGTTGGCCTGGGAGCGGGAGAAATCGGTGTTGGCCTTGATCCAATCGCCGAACTGTCCGTAGGGCAGCATTTCCTTGGCCTCACAGAGCCGGCGGCCGATCTCAATGATGTTGTTGAGCATGGACGCGGTAAAGGTATGAATCTCCGCGCTGATCATTTCCAGGGTTCTCACATGCCCTACCTGGGCATCTGCAGACGGAATAAGGGAATTCGTGTTCTCACTCATGATTGGTAGCTCCTTTCGTTCTGCGGCATCAAACCGCAATCTTCGTTCTTTCGGCAGAGCCCATACGGGACGGTTTGACAATCTCGCTGATCCACCGGGCTACGAAGTTGTCAACCTGTTTTCCCGGATGCGTATCATGGGTGCCGTAGCATTGGATTTTCTCCCATCTGCTCAGGTCCAGCTCCAGGGTAACAAAGCTGATATCCGGCGTTTGTACCTTGCGGATGAAGAAGATCGCTGTCCTGCCTTTCGCCTGCTTTTCCGCATAACCGGCTCTGCCGACGCAATGGGACAGGCTCTTGCCCTCGTCGAATAACTCCTGCTGACTGACCGCCGGGCGGATGGAAAGACCGTTGAACTGCCAGCGCAGGTCTTCCAGCTTCTTGGCGGTGCGCGCCATTTGCTTTCCGATAACCTCGTCTTTCCGGGTGTCCCAAATCTTTGATGCCTCTTGGTGAGCGGCCTGGAGATTCTTCGGGAAAAACACACAATGGTCGCTCATGTTCATTCCGAGCGTTTTGGCAATAGCGTAGTAATCCGCCCATTCCTGGCATACATGATCACCGTCACCGTTGAACGCATGGGCCTGCTGGCTGATGTATTTCAGGGCCTTGTGGATGCTGCTGCTCAGGGCCATTTCCACGAGCCGACTTTCGTAATAACACCCGATCTTGAGCCTCTCAATGTCTTTCATGTCCCCGACAGTGAGCTTGATGCCGTCCGCATGCAGGGCATGGATGGTCTTGAAAGCTCTCGCAGATGGATCTGCTTCCTTCAGCAGCGGGACAAAATCAGGGGAAACGCCGAGGACTTCATGCGCCTTCTTGCCTTTGCGAAGAATGTTTTCGCCTTTTGTGAACTCATTGCAGGCAATCTTGTAGAGCCCCATCTTGATCAGATACTCTATTTTCGCATTTTTCTTCGGCGCATCAAACAGAGTGAATGCGTACACGTCCATACCGTGCTCGGCCAAAACTTCCAGAGGGGCATAGATCCCCATGCGCTGGCGGATTTCGAGGAGGTGCATAGGGGCAATGAAGTAGGAGGGTCCATAATCGACGCTGCTGTCATGGCAAAGGTTGTCAACATAGACCTTTGTGGTGGTTCCAATTGGATTGCAATACCTTTCAAGCAGCTTTCCTTCACCCGATAGAAAGCCTCGCTTTTCTTCATAGGCCCATACCTGTTTGTCGATCCGCCAGTTGATTCCGCCGCGCAGAGACATCCCCACTTGGCAGCATCGAATGGCGATTCTGTCTTCGTTGACCGGGCAAAGAAACGCGGCCCTCCCGCGATAGACGAGGCCGTGGGAGCGGCTGAGCCGCTTGATGCTGTAATAAGAGAACTCCGTGCCGCAGTTCGGGCACACCCCCGTCTGATACTCCTTGATGCCCGGCAATGAAGCGATTTTCATGCAATGGGAGCAAATGCCGGGCTGTTCCTTTTTTCCGGTGTACTCATAGAAGAAATAGCGGAAGGACTTTGCCGGAACTTCCTCACAGAACGCCTCAAACTCCTTCGGGATCGCTTTATCCACGCCCTCAAATGCTTTCCGAAGTTTCTCTCTGCCGCGTTCATCTCGTTCATCAATCTTCTTCTTTCGGATGTCGCGCTGCTTCTTGGCAAGGAGCGTGATCGAATTCCCATCTGCCTCCGTTTTTCCGAGAAAGTGATAGACAGCCTCACAGGATTCGTTCGTGGAGTACATCTGCAGCTCGGTCCCGCCCCACCAGCTTCCCAAAACGCCGGGACAGGTGGTATCAATGGAGGCTGAATAGAATTTTCCAGGCTCTCTGTTCTTGCCGTAGGTGTAGTTCTCCTTCTCAAAGACCTGCATCCCGCACTTGTCGCTCTGCTGGAAGAAGCGGTATTCTGCCTTTCCTTCCTGGGTAAAGGTGGTCACCGTCAGGGTATCGTCGCCATCAATACTGACTGCTTCCGCGTGGAACCTCTGGAATTCGATGTGCTTATACTTGTCCACGTCCACCGCCGCCTTCTGCTCCAACGGTGGGCACGGAGGAACGGGCAATTCAAGCAGTTCTCTTTCGTGCTTCATGCTGCGGACCTCCTCAGAAGAACTTGGTCAGGTCGATCATGACGCTCTTGGCCGCTTCCGGTTCAGGCTGTACCGCCTGAGCCTCAACTGCGGCAGCGGCGCCGCCGGTCTTGATCTCCATACAGAATCGGACGTCCGCATCGGCCATGTAATACTTCACCGCCAGTTGAAACGCTTTCAAATCCGAAATGCTCCCGCCGCTTACGCCTTTGGCGACGGCCTTCATGCATTCCTCAAAGGACCGGCCTTTGACAACCGCCTCCGCGAACACCTCGCTTTGGGTGCAGAATTCTTTCAGAGCCTTCAGGACTTCGCCTTTCATGGCTTTCCCGTATCTGTCGAAGCTCCCGGCATTGGCCTCGGTTTCGAGCTTCTTCTTTGCGTCCTCGCAGTAACTCATTCTTGCATTTCTCCCTTGGCCGTGTTATAATCCCGGACAAGAGAACTCCTTTCAGTAGATTTTGAGATTCTCGTGAAGGACCGCCTGGGGCAAGGCGGCCCTTCTTTTTTTGCTGCTTACCCGGCCATATCGTCAGGCACGTCAAAAGGCAGGACCTCCCTGGGCTCAGAGCCGTTATAGGGACCCACCACGCCGCGCTCCTCCAGAGCATCCATGATCCGGCTTGCCTTGGCATAGCCGATGTTCATTCGCCGCTGGAGCAAGCTCACCGTGGCCTTGTTTTCCACCCTGACGAGCTGCGTGGCCTCTTCGATCATGTGCGCATATTCATCACCCCCTTCGTCGGCTTCGCCGCCCTCGGCGCCCTCGTCGTCTTCGTCGGGCTCACCGTCGGCGGCATCATCGTCTTCATCGTCTTCCTCACCATACCCGGCATCCTCGTCGCCGGAGTCGTTGGCTTCGGACTCCCTGATCACGGGCATCATGCCCCGCATCAGGGAGTTTTTCTCGATCACGTCCCGGAAGAAGAACATGAGCCAGAAGAAGCACAGCTTCTTGAACAGGTTCTTGATTTTGCTGAACAGGGTATCGGAGATCTGGAACCTCCCGGAGGGATCGACGAGGATGTTGCCCTCCTCGTCGTAATAGAACGCGATGTAAGCGTCAGGGCTGCGGAAACCCTTGGTGTCTGCATCTTCCAGCATCGTCAGCTGCTCGCCGACGCCGCCATTGGGACGGATGATAAGCACCACGGGGTATTGGGTCTTCTTGAGGGAGAACACAAGCCCGTTGGCATCGCATACGCCCTGCAGCTTTTTCTGATACTCCTCGTATCTGGAAATTTCGCTCATGGTAATAGCTCCTTTCTTATCCGAGCAGGAGCAGGGTGTTGTTCCACGACACTCCCACACGGTACTTTCCGAGGTTTTCTTCCGTGACGTACTTCCGGCCGAAAATGACCTGCATATTCTTCCAGACGTCCCACGGGATTCGGTACACGTTGCCGGTGATGTATCCGGCGAGGATATAGCAGCGGGCTCCGAGAGCCGCATGACGGTCAAGGTATTCCCATTGACCATCCGAGCCGTCCTTGCCTTTCGTTACGGCGTCTTGGTGAAGCCTCTGCTCTTTGCCCCAGGTAAATTTGGCCTCGAAGACCACGGTGCGCCCGCCCTTGACGGTGCCTTTGTAATCCGGCTGTGCGGACTTGGTGAAGCAGGCCGTGAAGCGCATGTACTTGTCCGGCTTGCTGAGGACCTTGATCGGCTCCGGCGTCTTTTCCACGTCGGCGAATCCCTGGGCCCGGTAGTAGGCGAAGGAAGCGTCGATCCTGTCCTCGAACAGCTTCCCCATCGCCCGGGAGCGCTGCCCCTGGAAGCGCTGCAGCGCATCATTCTGCGTGCTCACAATACGGTCATCCCTCCGAAATACGCACCGCCGGCGAACATCACCAAGCCGATTACGCTTTGAAGAATGATCTGCGGAATCTCGATCTGTCCGGCGTCACTCGCTCCCGCCGTGCCCCAAACGAGCATGAATCCGAGGACCGCGATCACCCGGAACATGATCTGAAGGCGTCTTGCCATTTTTCTGGACATTTCACTTCCTCCTTTCATCGGCCGAAATAGATGCCGTCGGCGTAGATGATGTCCGAGCCCTGGGGAAACTCGGCCATCCAGACGTAACCCTGGTCCCACAGGTCGCTGTGGTTTCCGAGCAGAATGTCCCTTGCGGTGTCATAGGCTCGCTGGACAGCGGCGGCCTCGTCTTCTCTGCTGGCCCGTTCCGGCCAGACGATCCCGGTCCAATGCCACCGCCCGAACTGGCTCTCTGCCGTCAGGACTTCTTCCAGCGTGTCCGGGAAACGGGGATCGAGCTCGCGCATCAGGGGAATGTCCCCGCAGCGGTACCGGGTAAGGTCGCTGCATTCGTCGCCGCCGGCTTCCGAATAGATCTCACAGGCGAGCATTTCCAAACGTACCGGGTCAACTTCCGGCTCAGGCTCCGGGGTAGGTTCAGGCGTCGGCTCCGGGGTGGGTTCGGGCGTCTGCGTCGGGGGCACGGTCTGCCTCGGCGTCATGTCGGCTTCCATGGTGACCACCTGGCCGGACTCCTCGGCCTCCGGCGCTTCCGGGGCGTCCTCTCCGGCCCGCTGCGCTATGTTGCAGAGCAAAAGCACCAGCAAAAACAAGGTGCTGAAGATATACGAAATGCTTTTCATCGGCTTCCTCCGATCTGTTTTCTCTCCTCTTTGGCATCCAGGGGGTTCCCGGCCTGCTTCAGGGCGACGTACTTATAGGCATCGAGGAAATCATAATAGGCATACGCTTGGGTTCCGTCTGGGAATCGACGGATCAGCTTGTCCGGGCCGCCCATGTAACGCACCACCTGGCGCACAAACTCCGGCGTGTTTTCGTCGGCAACGGCTTCCGCCGGGGAACGGCCCATGATCGTAATCATCGCTTTCAGGGTATTCCATGCCACCATGCTCCTGCCCTCGATCTCCGCCATGACGCCGGACACGCTTTCCCGGAACTCCGCGATGGTCGGCGGGAATCGGCTGGCGCGGATGAAGCGGATCACGGCCTGCTTGCCCATCTGGAAATCCACGTCCGGCAGAGCTGCCGTCCAGAGCTCGATCGTCGGCTTGAGCTTCCCGACGCCGCCCTTGAACATTTCCGCATTCGGGTATGCCAGAAGAAGCAGGCTGAAGATCTCCGTCATTTCCTTCTGCGTCATGAGCTCCCGCCCCCGCCGTCTTCAAACAGCTTGTGGATTTCCTGAAGATCGCTCATGGCTCCCGCGCTTGCGCTCGGCCTTGCCGCTGCTCCGTGGCCGGAGCTCCGGGCGCCCCGGTTTACGCTCTCGTCGAATTCCTCCTCGCTTCGGAGAACATCACCAAGCGTTTGGACATCCTCCTTCGCGTACCGCCGGAGGATTCCCCGTATGTATGACCAGTTCACTTTTTGCTTGAGCTGGTCCTTTCCCCGGTCGATGGCATGGATCACGATTTCGGCCCCAAAGCGATTTTTGAACGCGATCAACTCCTGCACACAGGTCGTGGACGGGAGGGGGTCAACTGCGTCCTGGTAGTAGGCGATCACCTTGGCCAGCTCCTGGTCATGAAGGGGATCGGGCGGAGCCTCGCGCGCGCGACCTACCGTATCCCTCTTATCGATACTTTCTTCTTTTCCTATACGGGGGATATATTCATTATCAGTATCATTTTCATTTTCAGAGTTTGCTTGGATTTTTGCTTGAGCAAAATCCGAAGCAAAACTAGAAGCAAATCCTGATGATAACCCTGGATCCGGATTTCGAAATTTCGATTTTTGACCACCTTTTTGGCCTGCATTTGCCCGTTTTTCGCTGATTTGGCCGTCTTTTACCATACGTTTTTGGAAAAGTACGTCCCCCTCGATTGTGATGACTCCTTCGGCTGCAAGTTCGGTCAGTCCGCGAAGGATTACATCCATGTCCCAGGGCATTTGCTTCGCAAGTTTGTAAGCAAAATCTGAAATTTTGCTTTCATTTTGCTTGGGGTTTTGCTTGTCTTTTTGCTTGAGCAAAATCTTTCCGTACTCATGGGACTTGTGCATGATGCAGAGCAGACGAATGTAAACGCCGGTACTCTCAGCGGAGCATTCGATCAGCTTTTCGTCGGTCAGGAAATCCTGCACATACAGCGGCAGATACGGCATATCTCTCCGTGACATTCTGCATACACGCCCCTTTCAACTGAGATAAACTTCCACGCCGGTCAGCTCCTGGACGGCCTCTTTCATGCGCTGCGCCTCGCTGTTGTTGTCGCTCAGGTGCAGGAGGTAGATTTTCCGGACCGTCTTCAGGTCGTTGGCCCTGAGCATGTCCAGGAGGTTGTCCAGGCTCATGTGTGCCCGGACCAGGCGGGGGACCATTTCTATGGGGATCCTGCCCTCGGCTACGCTCTCAGCTATCCCCTCATTCGTGAAATTGCACTCGCACATGATGTGTGTGAGGCCTTTGAAGCGGTAGCGCACGAAGTAGGTGTCCGTGAGGTAGAGGAGCTTTTCGCCGGTTGCGATGCTGTGGAAAAGGAAGCCCAGCGGCTCTACCGCGTCATGCTCCACCCTGAACGGGAGTATTCGGAAGGTTCCTACGTCCAGCTCCTTTTGCGCCTGGACCGGGTGGAAGCGGTGGCCGGAGAGACCGCACGCTTCCAGGGTCCCCGCGCTGGTGTAGATATCCACGCCCAGGCGCGCCAGGTCTTTCATTGCCTTGCTGTGGTCCTTGTGCTCATGCGTCACAAAGGCTCCGGCCAGCTGTCGGATTCGGAAGCCTGTCCCGATCTGGATTTCCCTTATGGGGATGCCCGCGTCCAGCAACAGGAAGGTCGAACCATCTGAAATTGTGTATGCGTTTCCGCTGCTGCCGGAGGCGAGCACCTTGATCTCCATCAGAACTCAGGGCCTCCCATCATCATCTGCTGACCGCTGGGAGCTTCCTGCCTGGGAAGCGCTGCGGGCTCCGGAACAGGCGCGAGAATCTCCCCAGTGTCCATGTTTACCGGAACCGCTGCGGCGGCAGGAGGCAGCGCGGAGGGGGCGCTGGGGGGCAAAGCGGGCGTCGTGTCGATCACGTCGCCGTTTGCATAGGCGTCTACATCCTCCTGCGCTTGCATTTCCGCGATCTGCGCCTCCCTGAGCTTCATATACTGATAGCTCTCGTCGATCTTCTGAGGATCGCGCGGGATGTGCTTTGCGCTGTAGACCTCCCGGATCAGGGTCTTGAGGCACATTTCGTCAAACCAGCCCTCCACCTTCTCGTTGTTCACGGTCCCGCCCCAGAAGTTGGGGGAGGCGTACTTGGGCTTCCGCTTCAGGATGGCGGAAAGCGGCATGATGATCAGCTCGTTCCGGGAGGCATCGGCATATTCGATGTAGCCGAAGCCGCCCACGATCTCGCCCCGGTCAAAGGGCTGCTTGATCTCGAACAGGTAGCTCTCCACCCGGTTCTGGATGCTTTTCTTGATGGGGGTGAATTCGTCCGTGGAGTAGACCAGCTCCGTAGTGACGGCGATCGGCGGCTCCAGAGCGTACTTCTCCGCGATATAGCGGATGCCGTTGTAGCCGACCATGAGCGTCATGTCGTATTTGCGGGTCTTGTTGTTCTTGTAGGGGATGGGGAACAGGTGGTTATCCTGCATCATGTCCAGGCCCATGCGGGCATAATGCACGGCGTCCAGCGCCAGGTCGGTGAGGTTGACGTTTTCCCAGGTCACGGGCAAATCGTTGTCATACTTGTGATCCCGGTTCTTATCGTTCTTCCGGAGGCGTTCATCCTCGGCGGTCTTCAGCGCACGGTCCACGGCGATGAAATAGCCCTGAATGAGCTTTTTCTGGAATTCCGTTACCTCCATGGGGCCGGTTACGGTGGAGCCGAATTCCTTGAGCACTTTGGCGGTGAAGCGCTCGCTTGCGTTCATCTGCTGCGGCGCCGCCGCCGGAGGCGCCGAGTTGGTGGTGGTCATATCGGTGCTTTTCACTTCGGGATTGGTAGCCATGATCTTTTCCTCCTAAAAATGAGTTAGTCCAGCGCAAGCCGGAGCTGCTTGTCCTGCTCGGACACGACCAGCCGAATGGTCTGCGTCCACGCCCGGGCGAGGTGCGTCACGCTTTCCGCGTTGTCGATGAAGACGGGCATTTCCATGTTCCAGTGGTCCGCCAGGATGCCGATGATCTCCAGGCCGGCGTTGATCCTGGCCGCGTTGTTGGCGAAGGAGTAGGGCACCATCCGCCCGCCCTCGCCGGGGATCAGGACCTCGCAATCATCCTTAACGCCGCCATTCAACTGCTCTTGGAACAGGCGGAAGCGGACGTTGTGGAATCTGCTGTCAATGCGGTTGGTGAGCATCCTCACCTTGGCCTTGGTGAACTCGTCGCAGAGCCAGACGCCTCGTTCCAGATTTTCGTATTCGGCGCCCATCTGCTTTTCCTGGGCCTCCAGCTCCGCGATGCGGACCTTTTGGGCTTCGGCCTGCTCGATCTGCGCTTTCTTGCGCTGAAGCTCGGCCAGCTCCGCTTCCACCTGCCGCAACTCCGCGTCCAGGGAGGATGTGTCCGGGGCGCTGGCCTTTTCTGCCTCTCGCTCGGCGGCCCTGCAGGCGGAGAGCTTGCCGGACAGGTCGAAATACTCAGGGGTGGTCTCAAAGGCGGGGGGCTGCGTGAGCTTCGTCTGGAGGGTGTCGATGCGCTGCTGAATGAGGTTCGCGTCCATATCGGAAGCGGCGGCTTGCCGCTCCGCGTCCTCCGCTTGGGCTGCGGTGTTTTCGATCATCTGGACGCTGCATTCTGCCTTGCCCTTTTCATTGATGGCCGTGAGCTGCTCGCTGCGGCGCTTGTTGAAGGCCGCTTTCATGGAGTCGATCTGATCTTCCGGGAGGCGCTGGCCGCAAGTGGGGCAGGTTTCCTGCGCTTCGTCCCAGGTCCGGGCCTGGACCTCGCCATACTCCCGGATCAGCTCCTGCCGCTGGGCAGTCATGCGCTCTGCATCTCGCCGGAGCCGCTTCGCTTCCAGCCGAAAATCGGCGGTTGTGTCTCTGGCCTTGCCCAGCATCATCGTCTGCTTCCCGATCTCGCTCAGGGTTTCGGTGTTGGCCTCGCCCGCCCGGGAGAGATAGGCGCTTTTGGCAAGGGAGAGAGCGGTTTCCGCATCCGCCGTCCGGCGTCTGGCCTCCGCTACGGCGCCGCCGCCGGCGACCAGCGCCGCCCGGCGTTCCATGAATTCCTTGCGGAGATCCTGGCGCTGGTAAATATCCGCCTCAAGCTGGATGATGTTGACGTCGGCCTCCGGCATAGCCCGGCGGGCCTCGTCGATCCGTCCCGGAAGGTTCTGCAGCTGCTTATTGATCTCGCTTTTCCGCGCGGACGCGATCCGCTTGTATTCCTCCACGGAATAGCTCTGATTCGCGGTCCCCGGCTTGCGGAGAAATTCTTCAAGGTCCGTGAGCTCCGGGCTGGACCGGATCACGTCGGCGTCGGTGACGTCGCCGCACAGCTCAATGAGGGTTTTCCGGCGTTCGTCCCAGGGCATGACCTCTGAGAAGTAGTCCGGCATGGTGAGGATCTTCATCCGCTCGATGCCGCCGCAGTAGTTCTGCAGGGTCCCGGTGTACTGCTTCTCTTTCACGGGAACTCCGTCGATGAAGTAGTCGATGGTGTGACCGTCGAACTCGGCGGCGGTGCTGCCCCGCTTCTTCTTCCAAACCTCGTGATAGACCTTCTTGAAGGTGGCGATCTCGCCCGTGGGCATGATGAACGAGGCTTCGGCGCTGTGGTCCAGGTTATGAAGCTCACCGTCGGGGCCCTGTGTCTTCGGGGTGAAGTTCTTCGCTCCCGTGCTCGACTTATCGAACAGCAGCCAGCAGACCGCGTTGAACACGGTGGTTTTCCCGGTGGCGTTGTCCCCGTAGATACTGGCACTCAGACCGTCAAAGTCGAATTCCGCGTGGGGGATGCCCTGGAAGTTGTCGAGGCGAAGGGTTTTGATTTTCATGTAAGCGCTCCTTTCAGATGAAAATTTGAATACCCTCCGCAGATTGACTTTTTCCCCATGGCCTGATACACTGCGGATGGTAGCTCTTTTCTCGGATGGGCCGTTCCCGTGGCAGCGGGGCGGCCCTTTTCCGCGCTCTCACAGTCGCACGTTTCTCCGGGGTCGAGGTTTGCGCCACACAGCGGGCATACTTTGAGAATCACTTTCTTTTCCTCCTTTCGATTTTGGGTAGGGATTCCAGGATGCCGGTCTTCCTGTTCAGGAGTGTCATTTCGTCCGGCAGGTCCTTCACGATCAGGTAATCCGCGGGGTTTTTCCCGGCCTCGGTCAACATGATCTTTTGGTCCCGGGAAAGGCGCTTGCCATGCTTCAATTCATCACCACCTGTCAGAAGAAAGTGAGCTGTCCGGTTTCCGTTTCTGTGAACTGCTCCGGCTCCGGCTCAGATTGAGTTGTTGGGCATTTTTCGTACAAATCCGGGCATTTTTCGGATTTAACGGGCAAATCCGGCTGAGTTGCGGGAATTTCTCGTACAGCTTCGGACACCTCTGCTTCCGCTGCGGGACGTTCCAAGCCGGAGAGCTGCGCGATCATCTGCCGGAAGACCCACACCCGATCATGGAACATCGGCATACACCAGATCTCCTGTCCCTCTTTCTCAACGGGAAGAACGGGGTTGTTGAACAGACTGACCGCCGGATTGGTGAGGGAGTTGCCGACGACCACATAGCCGGAGCATCCCAAAAGGGATAGCTGGATGTAACACATGAGCGCGGCCACCCGGTCAATGTCCTGGCACACAAAGAGCGCGTGCAGATGCGGGGGGAGATACCCGATGGGCGGGTTTGCGAGGTAAAGGCGGTTCCTGGCGGCGATCAGCAGCGCCCCGGCGCCGCATGCGCAGTCCATGATGCCGAGCCATCCTTGCCGTTCGATCCTCGCTTCCGCGTCCTCCATGGAAATGTCGGCCATGAGCTGACAGACGTGATAGGGCGTGAAGAACTGCCCTTTCCAGTGATTGCCGAGTTCCAGCGTCATGAACATTTCGCCGAGGTAATCCTGGTGCGGGTTCGCGTCCAGAGCTTCGACGGTCAGGGCAAAGAGCCGGGGGAAGATCTCCCGCTCCTGCGGGTTATACCGCTCCATGATGCTGCGGTATTCTTCCTCACGCTGCTGGTGGCGCTCGTCGTTGGGGTCTCCAAAGCGGTTGGCGATGGCCACGGCAGAGAGGACCACGAAATCCGCCCAGGCTTGCCACGAGCTGTGTCGGTCAGCGAGATAACCGAAGGTCTTGACGAATTCCGTCTGGCTCTCCTTGCGGAACCGTACCGATCTCGCCATGCTCGCCGCCCTCCTACCTGTCGGCGTTGACGGAGCTTTGGAAATCGGCCAGGTCGATTCCCAGCACCCCGACGGCGATTTTGATGCCGTCCATGTTGTCCGAGAGCTTGTCCGCTCTCCGGGTGATGGCCCGGTAAGCGTCTTCGTCGCCGTCCAGATTAGAGACCTTGGCTTCGTCCATCAGGAGATACCACCTGTCGAAGATGACCCGGTAGTGAGCGGCCAGCTTGTCCCGGATTTCTGCGAGGGTAAGGGTCTTTTCCATAAAACAAATTCCTCCTGTGCTTGCAAGCCGGCAGGAGGTACGCTATAATAACCTCGTGCTCGGCCTAGTGTGCTTAGGTCGTTCACAGCCCTGTCGGGTGGTCGCAACACCCGGCGGGGCCTTTTTTATTCTCTTTTTCCGCTGCTTGGGCGGCGTGCCGCCTGGCGGTTTCTGCGTCCAGCATTTCCTTTCCGCCGGGTTGCCGCAGGATACCCTTGATGAAGTCCAGCGTCGCCGCGCAAAGGCGGTCTCTGGTCCACTCCGGGATCAGGTTCACGTCGATGTGGATCTGGTCCTTATCAACGACCGGCGGGATGTCTGCGGGGTTGATGCACTGGATTGCCATTTTGTCACTTCCCTTCGGTTGCTTTTGCCTGCCCGTATTTATGCGCTGGACTGAACCCGCATTTGTTCCTGTTCGACAATGTATTCAAGGGACACATTGAAGACACAGGAAATCTTTGCGGCGAGAGTGATATCAAGGTTCTGCTGTCGTTCCCCACGCTCGATCATTGAATAGTAACTTTCCGATATGCCAAGTTCTGCACCAGCCTTTTTCATAGTAAGGCCACGGTTTTTACGGGCTTGTTCCAACCATTCACGCATCGTGCCTCACCTCCAATCTTCACATAATGACAAGTTTCGTCTATACACTACTACAAGCTTCACGAGTTGTCAAGCTATTTCTGCTCAATTTGTGAAGTTCTGGCTCTTGCCCTTTACTTGACAGAATGTAAAGTTTATAATACCTACGAAAAGGGGGCGTATGGAATGCTCATGATGCGTATCGCGCGAAAAGCAAAAGGTCTTACGATGAAAGAACTTGGAAAACTGGTGGGTGTTTCTGAAAGTGCCATCTCTCAATACGAAACCGGAAAAAGAGAGATGGATTATGAAACGCTTTTGAAAATTGGAGAGGTTCTGGAGTGTTCTGCGGACTACCTTTTGAGAGGCGAAAATGAAAAAAAGCCCACCCCCGTTTCCGGGGATGGGCTGTCTGAAGAAAAGTTGGAGTGGTCTAGGGCGTGGGATCAGGCGTCTCCTGAGCTTCGTCGGGCGGCGATGGCCGTGCTAAGATCTGGAGAACCAATTCCCGAAGCTCCGGGTGACTCTCCATCAGACGCATGAATTCTTCTTTCTCGTCCATCGAAACTGTCCTTTCTGCCTCGGCGCCTCAGCGATATTGCGCCTCCAAATTATAGCATATTGAAGTCGGAATATGCCGAAAAAGCACAATGCTGTTGAAATATATCGTTTTACGTTAGAAAAGGGTCAGAAAAGGAGGGCTTGATATGAAAAAGGGATTCATCGTGACGCTTTTCATTGCAATGTTCTGCCTATGTGCATGCAATTCAAACGACCAGCCGATAAAGACTCCTATGCCCGCCTCTGCTCGCAATCAAACTATGTCTTCCATTTCTTCGGGCGTAAAGAAAACTATCGAAGACGATCTGAAGGCATCTGCCATTGATGATGTTCGGGTTCTTGTGTCAGAGGAAGAAGGCAAGCTTAAAGTATCCGTGCGAGTTGATCCGACAGTTACAGACTATTCACTGGCGCTTAACATGGAGCCAACCGTTATTAAGCTGAAAGAGGATCTCGACAAGTATCACATTGAACTTTCCGAATATTCAATCACCGCTGTTTTCTATAAAAACGGCGACGTTGACGCACTCAAATGGTGGAAATCCTCGAATCTCGAAACGGGGCAATTCGTCTCTACTTCTGATGGTGTTTCTAGCGAGAAAACCGTTGCAGAAGTGTTTGAGTTCTGTAAATACTCAGAAGGCGATTATAGCAACATGTCATGATCTCAATGAATACGGATCCCTAGTGCATTTTTGAGTTTCAGCAAAAGAGGTGACTGCATGCCGAAAAAGACGACATCCGGGAAGCACCCGGCGAAGCCGAAGCGCGGGGAGAAGCTTGACCAGCCCGGCGTGATCTATGCCCGGTACAGCAGTCACAACCAGAAAGAAGCCTCCATAGAGCAACAGGTCGAATGGTGCCAGGCATTGGCCAGAGAGTTCAACATCCACATCATTGACACCTATGCCGACCGCGCCGTGTCCGGGCGGACGGACAAGCGGACGGACTTTCAGCGCATGATGAAGGACGCTGCTTCCCGGCAATTCCGCTATGTGATCTCCTGGAAGTCAAACCGCATCGGCCGGAACATGCTGGAAGCCCTGGTGAATGAGGCCCGGCTGCAGGATATGGGTGTCCGCATCCTCTATGTGGAGGAAGACTTTGACGACACGGCAGCGGGGCGCTTCGCCGCCCGCTCCATGATGAACGTCAACCAGTTCTATTCTGAGAACATGGCGGAGGATATCCGGCGGGGCTTGTCGGACAATGCCCGGAATTGCATGGTGACAAACGGGCAGCTCCCATACGGGTACAAATCAGATGAAACCCTGCACTATGCCATTGACGAGCCCAAGGCTGAGGTGATCCGGGAAATCTTCAAACGAGTGGCCGACGGTGAACCCTTTGTGGACATCTTTGCCAGCCTGAACGCACGAGGTATCACCACTGCCTACGGGAAGCCATGGGGGAGAACGAGCTTCAACAAGATCCTCAGCAACGAGCGATACCGGGGCATTTACATCTATGACGATATCCGCATCGAGGGCGGCATCCCCCGTATCATAAGCGACGAGCTTTTCTTTAAGGTCCAGGAGGTGATCAGGACGAAAAAGAATCCGAGAGGCAGGCACCGCGTCAATGGAGATTATCTGCTGACCGGCAAGTTGTTCTGTGGGATGTGCGGGGCTCCAATGACAGGATATTCCGGCACCAGCAAAGGCGGCACCCTGCATTACTACTATGTATGCCAGAAGCGCCGCTTGGAGAAGACCTGCAAAAAGAAGAATGTCCGCCGGGACGAAATAGAGCTTCAGGTTGCCCAGGCCATCATGGATACCGCCATTCAGGATGATGTGATCGCGTGGATCGCCGATCAGACCGTCGCCTACAATGACCGAAAAGAAGTGGAGAGTCGCGTCGGGATGCTGGAAGAACAGCTCGCCACGACAAAACGGGGTATAAAGAACATCCTGAACGCCATCGAGCAGGGGGTAGTTACCCCCAGTACCAGGGACCGGCTGCAGGAGTTGGAAGCGGAGCAGGCGAAAATCGAGGGTAAGATCGCGGCAGCCCGTGCAGACATCGTCCTGGTCACCAGGGAGCAGGTCATTTCTGGCCTGTCTGTCTTCAAAGGCGGAGATGTCCACGAAAAGAAGTTCCAGGCGCAGCTTTTTGACACCTTCCTGGTCGCCGTTTACCTGTTTGATTCGGAAATGAAGATCGAGTTCTCTTTTACGGGGAACAAGCATACGGTCAGAATTCCGCTGGAAGAATTGCCGGAAGAGGCTGAAAATAACGAACCCCCTGACTGTTCGTATAAAGTACACCTTGAGGCACCAAAGAGGAGCCAGACGAACACAGGGGCCTCCATTTCAATGGTTGGCGGTGTGTTCGTCTTCTCCTATTCAATGGAAAGATACTGAAAAATGAAAAAGCTATTGCTTCGGCACTGCTGTCGAGGCAATAGCTTTTGCTTATTTCTGTAACAGAAATCGTTATTTTCTCCCAAACTCCTGCGCAATTCTACAGTATTTTGTAGAATATAACGCAAAGGAGCAAAAGGCTATGATAAGGATTTTACTGTCCCGCAAGCTTGGCGAGCTGCGCTGGACGCAGGCCGATCTCGCCCGCGCCACCGGCATCAGGCCCAGCACAATCAATGACCTGTACCACGACATAGCAGAGCGCGTCAATCTGGAGCATCTGGATTTGATTTGCGAGGCACTGAACTGTGAGCTTTCGGAAATCGTTGTCCGAGTCCCAAATCAGGAGACCCGGACAAAGAACCGCACCGGCGCGGATAAATCATAGAGAGAGGCTCCTTGAAGGCCCTGGGCGTCCATCCCGCCCAGGGCCTTTTCTGGTTTTACAAACGATTGGACAAGTGAGAAGAACCCAGTGATCAAATCTCCGTGCCATCCGGGAAACGAAATTTGCATATAAACTCGCAGCCGAGGGCGGCGGCGATTGCATCCAGTTCCGCGATTGTAAACTTGCCGGTTTTGACTCTTTGCCCGAATGCCTGCGAGGATGTTCCGAGCCTACGGGATAGCTCCGCCTCTTTGATTTCGGCGTATGCTTCGGCCATTTTGATCTTCTTTGCAATATCCATTTTACGCCTCCTTCTCTGTGCTATGAATATAAACGAAATCTTTTCAATAGTCAAGAAAAATTTTTAAGAATCAAGGAAAAACTTTAAGAAAATGCTTGACAAATGAAAGGATTTCCTTTATAATAGGACACAGAAAGAGACGAGAGGGGGTGATAAAATTGAGCGAGATAGAAAAAGCCCTGCGGGAACTCCTGAAGCTTATCGCAGATCATCCAGAGTTGGCAGACCGGATCACGATCACGATTAAGCCCAGCAAGATCAAGCAGGGAGCCGAAAAACCGAAGAAGTGAATCGGCTGGGGCGGTGGGAAACCGCCGCCCCCTTCCTCCCAAGGATAAAGCCGATCAGGATAAAAGTCAAGGAGAATTGGAAATGAAATTCACCTACAAGACCAACGGCGCCGAAACCGCCAAGAGCCTGACGGTGTGGTACTTCGGAAAGAGGTTCGTCAACGGCTGGACCGATACCCTCAAGAAGCTCAACGCCTCGGACGGACGGAAAGAAATCAAGGTCTGGCAGACCGGCACCGGGTACCTGACCATCACGATCAACTAAGGAGGAATGATCAATGTTCACGATTCAGGGATTGATGATGAAGTCCGAGGCCATCATGGAGCAGATCAGGATCAACGCCATCGAGCACACCTTCGAGCAGTTCAAGGAAGCCGCCCGCCGGTACTACACTCAGGGATATGATAACGGTGAATCCGTGGCACTGATCAAGGAGCTGGAGCGGCTCGGAGCAAACATGGAAGTCGTATTCGACACCGACCTGGACATCCGCGACGAAGTTTGTGGTATGTGAAAGAATCCCGCCCCGGAGGTTACGAGGGCAGAAAGGAATAGACATGAACAACATCCGCAGAAAGTCCTTGCAGGAGATCATCGACCAGCTGGAGGAATTGAAATCCCGCCTGGAAGATCTCAAAGAGGAAGAAGAGGATTATCGGGACAACACGCCCGAAAACTTCCAGAGCGGTGAACGGTATGAGCGGGCGGAGGAAGCCTGCGACAGCATGGAGGAAGCCGTCAGCAGCCTTGAGGACGCGATCAGCAGCATTGAGTCCGCCGCCGAATGAAAGGGAGACATCACATGACACGAACCCACTTCACAATCACGCAGGATGGCGAGGAGATTTTCAGCACGCCCATCATTGAGCAGGCCGTCAGCGGAGCCAAGGCACGGGCGGCGGAAACCGGCAAGAATGTCTCAGTTGTGGCGCATTACGCTGACGCCGAAGATCGGGAGGTTATCTTCCACCCTGACGGCACCAACGAAAAGATTTGGGCTCTCGACAAGGGGCAGCGTATGGAGCCCGTCGTCGGAGAAATCTACACCAACCGAGGCGGCGGGCGCTTCCGCTGCGTCCGGCCTTCCAGCGCCGGTCCCATGTTCTACAACGCCGCCGGCGGCTTCAGTAACGCATCCGCGTGGATGCAGAATATTAAGAGCGGCTGGACGTTCCTCGCCAAAGGGATCCTGCAATATATCGACGGCACCATCGAATGGGATCACAGCACCGATGGGAGCTTCGAGGAGGTGGCACAGTAAGATGGTCAAGTTTTACAGGATCAAGGATACGGAGATCCGCAAGGTCGTGCAGATCGGCGAGAACGGCGGGAGGCTCAAGGTGGTGGCCCTGATTGGAAAGGCCAAGGACCTGGTCGACGCCGGGGTGCTTTCCACCACCGACCCGAATCACGATGGCGAAAAGTGGTTGGTCGTTCCGAATGTCAACAAATCCCGTATGGAACTGAAGCAGTACGATACGCTGGCTGAAGCAAAAGCCGTATTCTGACACGGAAGCTGACCTATCGGCTTGACGGGGAGAGAGGATTGAAAATGCCGATGCGGTTTAACGACGAACAGAACCTCACCTTTGCGAACGATCCGCGCCGTGTCGCGGCTGAGAAAAAGGTACGCGACCTTGTGCAGCACATTCAGACTTCCGTTAAGAGCGATTGCGCAAATGCCGGGTACTACCTGTCCGCCCTCCATCCGTTACTGCATGAACTGGAAGCAGCATATGACAACCTCATTGTAGTGGAAGCAACGGTCGAGGCGGAGATTGCCGGGAAAGAACGCTTTCACGGGTAAGCAAAACGCCCTCCCGGCCGGGCAAAAGACCGGGAGAAAGGAACGGAAGATGACATACCGAGAATACAACGAAGCCCAGCGCAAGAAGTGGATCGGGAAAAAGGTCATGTATGACGGTGCCGTCTATAATGTGGTCGATGTTGACTATAACGGAGCTCTTATGATCGACAAGTCCGCGAAATTCACTGATACCACGGCTGTGTCAATCAGCATGATTCAGGTAATCGAGGAGGATCAGACCATGAGCAGAGATTGGACACCCGAAGAACTGCAGGCCGCGAGCGCGGCCATGAAGGAGGCCGGAGAAATGAGCTATGAGGAGTTCACCGCGGAGATCGCGGAGCAGGAAGCCAAGCAGAAGATTGAAGCCTTTGCCAAGGTCCAGGCGGACGGAGACCACTTCTGCCCCCGCTGTGGGCGCATGACGGTCAAGGATCGCAAGGTCACCAACGCCTGGAGCCGTCACGCCAATGTTTACATCTGCGACGCCTGCGGCACGGACGAGGCCATGCGGGATTTCGCCGGGGTAGTCCTCCCCCTGAAAGACTGGGCGATTGCCAAGCTCCCGCTCATCCCCTTGGGAGGGCGGGCATGAGGGTCTACATCATCGAGTATCGGCTTTGGGGGTGGGGCGAGAACGGCGAGATCGTGCAGGAGGCCGGCCACATTTCGCAGGAGGGATACACCTCCCTTGCAGCTGCACAGCGTGAGATCGAGCGCCGGCCAGACAATCCCGTGAAGGTCACGCCGATGCTTTATCAGACGCCTTGCCGTGAGGAGTATGTCATCCACGATATCCTGATCGAAGAAAGGAGCAAATCATGCTGACTGAAAGAGATCTCCACACCGCTGACCTGTACGGCTTCACCGAGCGGGTGACGAAACTGCAAAGGGAGCTGCTGCAGGTCGAGGGCGTGACCGACGTGGAATTCGACCTCAACGGCTTCCTGAGTGACATCCCGGAAGTGATTTTTCTTCCGAAGTATAGTATCCCTGTTTCCGTCCGGGATTACTTTGTGCGCCGCCGGGTGCTCCTGGAGGCCGTGATCCGCGTCGCCGCTGAAAACGGTATGACCCGCACGGAGGACAGCATTGAGGATTACGGGGAGCACTTCTACATCGTGACGCGGCTGAAAGAGGAATTCTACTCCAAACCGTTACCGGAGCGGGAGTAGACGAAAAAGCCCACGCATTGCCCGCTCCTGTCCTCTCTCTGAGCCTCCAGGTGCAGCAGTAATATAGAAACATGGCCAGCGCTGCGGGCACGGAGAGGCCCGCAAAACGCGAAAAAGCCCCCATGCAGGATTGAGGTCCTACATGGGGGCTTCTCTGTGGCTGTGAGTCATGTTTTGTGATCGTAACGGTAAAGCATCGTGACCGTCTGCTCCCTGGTCAGCAGATCCTCCCACATTCCGTTGAACTCCTCGGAGCTGCCGCCGTTGATGATGCCCTGGGCAACGGCCCATTCGCGGGCATCCTTGCTGTAGGAGCTGGCGTCATTGTCCTGGAGCTCCTTCCGCAGCCGCCGCCAGTTCTTTTTGAAAGCGGCATATTCGGCATCCTCCGCAGGAGCCGGGGCAGGCGCGGGAGCCGGAGCGGGCTTCAATGCCTCCGTGACGGTATAGGCCAGATCGCTCATGCGAGCGAGCAGCCATTCTCCGGGGCATTCCTTGTTTGCGAACCAGGTGTGCACGGTCAGGAGCATTTCTTCGGGAGCGGGCTTGTATGCCAGGGCCAAGTCCTTGGCGGCGATCCACAGCAGTTTGGTCTTGCCGTTCCGCTGGCAGATGTCGATGCAGAGCCGGATCAGCGACTGATACACGGCATCCCGGAACGCATAGGGCGCTTTGGCATCGCTGGCGCACTCGATCGTGACGGCCCGGTTGTCGTTGGAATTGGAGGAGCTGCACCAGGATCGGCTGTCCTCCTCCACGATCAGGCAGACGCGGCCATCCCGGTCAATGCCGTAATTGCATGAGGCTTTCCGGGAGGGCGTGGCAAACCAATCTCCCAGAGCTTCGGCGGTACACTGACCCACGACGCAATGAGGGGTGATGCGATCAATGGCTGCCGTCCGCTTCCCGGAATTGCACGGGGAGAGCTGGGTGTAGGTGACGAGCGGGCTGTTGCTCATGATTCATCCAGACCTTTCCCGTTCGTCAGCTCCGACATGGTTTCGGAGGTGCCCCCGTCGATAAATGAGGACACGACCGCAGAGGCTGCCTGGTCCAGCTCTTCAACCGCCGATTCGATCAGCGCATTTACCTCCGAGCTGCACACGATCCCTTTTGCCTGCAATAGCCTAATCACATAATCCTTCTTGGCCTGGCTCGTGGTGAGCTCCCCGTTGCTGGCCAGCTTTTCGGCGGCCTGTACGTACCGCTTCACCGTGGTGTAGAGCTGCCGATCTTCCAGCCAGGGGATGATCTTCGTCTTGACGCAGTAGGTCAGGACGCCGGTCAGCAGGAGGAACAGAGCTTTGATCAGATAGGCCACAGCCTGGGTAATGACTTCGTTCATGGTGATCTCCTTTCTCGTTATCGGGTTTTCAGCGGGAGGTCATTGACAGCCTCCATTAGCTTGTCCAGGTCGCCGTTTCCACCGAGGCCGTCGTGGTAGGAGGTATGCATGCCGTTCAAGATGCGCCGATCGTCAATGTCGATCACCCCGGCGCAGATGTATTTCTGGCCGAGGTAACGGATCCGGTCATACAGGATGTACTTATTCGCATCGATCAGAGCATCGACCTTCTCCTCGACGGCCTTCACTCGCTTTTCCGTTTCGAGCGCGGCCTTGTCCTCCTTATCGTCCTCGCGCTTGAGCTTGTGCATCTTGCGCTCATTGATACCGTTCACGACGGCAACGCCGAGTCCACCGCCGGCAATGAGGGCCAGCGCGACGGCGGAGAGGAATTCCAGGACAGTCATAGACATTTCTCCCTTCTTCAAGGCATAAAAATGGGAGCTGCGCTTCCGCAGCTCCTTCAGGTGATGATTGCTGTTCAGTTTTCGCTGTGCCGGACCAGGACGAAATCTTCCAGCACCTTTCGCCGCAGCTCCTCACAGTCGGCATGCTTCATCAGACCGAGGTATGAGGTTATGACCTGCTGACAGTATTCCAGGGGCAGCTCCCCGGTAGAGTAGTGCTGCATGATAAAGGCTAGGTGTCGCTTCATCTGCAGGGCGGTGCTTTTCCGGATCTCGATGCGGTCCGGCGTTACGATCCTGCCGACGAATTCCACGCGATTCCCAACAGGGATGATTGCGGTTTTGTCGTTGAGCTGCAAGCCGAGGTTTTCATTAAGATAATCATCCACGGCCCCGATCGTGTCCCACGTCTGCGCCTTGGACGGGCACAGGAGAATCATATCGTCCATGTAGCGGATATAGAATGGGGCGTGCAGCTCGCGCTTAATGAAATGGTCCAGGGGCGTCAAGACCACGTTTGCCGTGGTCTGGCTGATCAGGCTCCCGACCTGCATGCCGATCCCGGCCACCCGCTCGGCGGTGGTGACGTCGGTGCAGTGGATCGGGAGGCCGAAGGGCCTGCCGTCACAGCGGATGGCCTTTTCCAGAAACCACATCATGTCGGGATCATCCAGCGGGCGGCCAAGCTCCCGGAGCTGGACTTCTACGGGGACGCGGAAGAAGAATTTGGCCACGTCCATTTTCCCGATGTACCAGCCCTTCCGCTTGACCATCTTCATCCAGTGCTGCAGCTGCTTCACGGCGGCCAGAGCGCCCTTCCCCGGAATGCTCCCGTAGGAGTGCTCATAGAAGCTCCGAGAGTAGATTGGCCAGAGGACCTTGTAGGCCGCGCAGTTGACCACCCGATCATAAAAGGGCAGCGAATGAATGAGGCGCAGCTTGGGGTAGTATTCGTAAAACGGGTGGAGCGGGCCCGGCTCGTACATCTTCCATTGGAGCCGGTTGATCGCGTCGATCAGGTTTTCTTCGAGGTGGGCGGAATATTCCAGCACTGCCCCCTTGTACCGCTTGTTGCGGCGGGCCAGGAGGTAGCCGTCGTACATGTTCTCATAGGAAACGAACTGCTGAAAAACATGCGAGTGCTTTTCCATTCCGTCCAGCCTCCCCGAAGGCCGTACCTAACAGGCGCCGTGCCGGATGGCCGGAACGCCGGTGTCGCGGCTTTTCATTTTTCTGCCATTGCTGACCGAGGAAGCGGACCCCTTTAACATCGTTGCGCTGGCGCATACCCGTGAGTATGACGCATCCGGCTGGACGATGAAGCGGCGCGGAAGCCGATGTTCGTGTTCTGGTTCGAACGCGGGTTGTTGCAGTTGAATGACGCGAAGCCGTTGGCGTTGGACGAGTTATAGTTGCCGCCACGGTAGAAAGCGCGCAAACGGTCCGTTCCCTATGACGAAGGTTTCTGGCCGTTGACAGCTTTCAGCCAGCCCCCGATCATCTTGCCGATCTCCACCAGCTTGTCCGCCCATACCCCGTATGTGTGGACGGAGATATAGTGCAGATCACAGGAGAGGCGGATGTAGACCATGAGCTTTTCGTTGGCTACGTCCATTTCCTGCAAGGTGGATTTCTTGAAGTATTTCTTCTTCGCCTCGATGCACCGCTCCAAGAGGATGTCCATCTGTTTCTTGATGTCGGCCACCAGGGTGAACTTTTCGCTTTTCGGGAACTGAGCCGTGATGGGGTAGGCATACAGCATCATGTCATAGATCTTCTGCTGGATTTTCAAATCCTCCGCCATGCCGCCGCCCCCGCTCCCGAAAAGGTAGTCCTGATTATACTCTCCGGGAGCGGGACAAGGGGAATTTCGGTGAGAAATAACGGAATCCGTTATTTTGAAATTTTGCGCGACCGCGCTTCGCGCGGTAGGAGACGATGCCCCGCTATCGCGGGGCATTCAGGTCACAGTCAGGCAGTGGGCAGTTTTACAAAAGCGGCGCGGAAGCCGATGTTCGTGCCCTGGTTCGAACGCGGGTAGCTGCAGCCGAATGACGCGAAGCCGAAGGCGTTGGACGAGTTATAGTAGCCGCCACGGAAGAAAGCGCGCTCGTCGGCGCCGTTGTTCATATAGCAGCGGCTGTAGGCGGTGATCAGGGAGCCGGTCTTCGGCAGCAGCCCCAGGGACTGGAGGACGGTCTGCGCAGCGGAGCTGATGTTGGAATGGCAGTTGATGTCCTTGAACAGACAGTAGACCTGAGAATCGGCTTGGTTGCTGATGGTGGTATTGTACTGGATCTTGCTGCTGACGAAGTCCATCTTCACGGAGCCGGAGGTCGTGCCGCTGCCGTTCGGGGTGATCAGGGAACCGTCGGAGGCCTTGATTGCTTTCCACGTCGCAGCGTCCGCCGCCTGGGAGTTGGCGCTGTCGGCGGCGTTGTTGTTCACAAGGACCTGGACTTCACCCTTGACCAGACGGATGCCGCCGGTCCATTCCCAGCCGTTGCCGCAGAGATCGGCGATACCGGAGGGCGTCTGATCGTGATACCAGGTCAGGGGGCCGGTGCCGCCAGCGGTATGCAGGATGTTCCCGCTGCCGTCTTTGGTCATGGGGATCGCCTTATAGTTGGCCTCCGTATGGTATTTGCCATACGCACAGTTGCCGAGCGGGATGAAGCCATTGTTCTCGCACCAGAGGATCAGAGCGCCCCATTCAAAGGCGGTCATAAGGTGCCAGCCGGCGCCCTTGGCTTCGCAGTAGTCCCGCGCGGTGTCGAAGGCCATGTTGTTTGCATAGTCCTGGCCGGGGAGGGAATATGCGCGGCTGTTCTTGACGATGTTCATGTATTTGCTGATGTAGATTTCGTCAACCTCCTGGCCGTTCACGATGAAGGCGGGGAAGGTGGCGGTGCTGGTGCCGAGGCCCAGCTGCGCAAAGGTCTGTTTGGGGATTTTCACCATGACGCTGGGCTTCCCGGTATCGTCGAACAGAACTTCATTTCCGGGGGCGAAGCAGGCAACAGAAAGGGCGAGTTCGTCGTACATATTGCACCTCCTCAGACAATGGCCCACAGAGTGAGCGTGACGGTGTCCATATCCAGCGGGAGAGCCTCACGGGGATCCCCCTCGTTTTCCGGCTCCGAATACTGCTTCGGCGGGATGTCGATCTCTGCGACGTAGGCCCGCCCGGCGGCTGCTCCGATCACCAGCTCGCCGTCGCGGTCGAAGCACACGTCGATATGCTCCTCATCGTCCCGCTGCCGCTTCGACAGGTTGATGGTCAGATCATCGTCGAAGCAGATCTTCTTCCCCATGACCTCATAGGGGATTTTCGGCCCTTCGTTCTTTTCGATTACGATCACTTCATGTACCCTCCGATCACAACATAGTTTACCGTCACCGAGCTTGTGGAGCCGGTGAAGGCCATCTTGAAGCCGTTGATAAGTTTATCCGAGATCACGATATCGCCCACGCATCCGGCGTTCTCCTGGTAGTCGGCGACTTCGACCATCACGAGATAGTCCGTGCTTTCCTTCACCAGAGAGAGGGCGACGGTCTGCTGGGAGTTGTTGAAGGGGAATCTGTCGCCGTTCGTCAGGGTGACGCTGCCCCGCTCCACCTCCCAGGCCTGCTGCCGGGCGTAGTTTGCCAGCAAAGCCAGCGCGGAATGGGCGTCAATGATCCCGTCCTCGATGTTGTTGAAGTGCGTCTGATCCTGGGGCGTGCCCTGCTGCATCACGGTCCCGGCCATGGTGAGCTTGACCATGCCGCCGCCGAGGTCTTCCATGAGGAACACATTGGACGGATTGGTTACGTGATCCAGCCACTGAGTCCAGTCATACATTTACGATGCCACCTCCGTGATCTTGAAATCGAACCAGTACAGGATTCCCGTCTGGCCCGCCGCGATGGTAATGGAGCAGTCCTCATGCGCAAACAGGTTTCCGTCCTGGTTGAATAGCTCCACACGGTTGACCGTCATGGCCTCACCGTCCGAATTGATGTTCAGCGCCGCCCTCACGACGCCATTGCTGAGAACATCGACGCTGCTGAGGTACACCTTGGTATAGGTGCTTCCGACGCGATACCTGGCATAAGCGATCCGCTTCTTGGTGAAGTCGCGGTAATCTGCCAGCCCGTAGGGGTCGAGCATTCATATCCCACCTTTCTCAAAATAGTCCGCCCGGAACGGTCCCGCACATCCGGACGCCGTATGTGAGGGAATCCGTGGTGGTCGTGTTCACTTCCAGCTCCGCCAGGTGCATGTCGCCCTGCACTGCCCTTGCCGGATAGGTGCCGGTGATGCGCCCCCAGTAGGGCACATACCCCGTTTTGACGCTGATCCCGACGATGAGGGTGCAGCGGAAAATGATTTCGTCCAGGTGGCTCCGGAGCGATTTGTACCGATATACCGCCGTCAAGAGCGCTTCGACGGAGAAGGGGATCACGGGCAGGGCGCTTTCCAGCGCCAGCCGGAAATGATAAGGGGATCCGGAGTAATCAAACCATTCCTCCACGGCGCTGTTCGGATAAATGGCCTGCACGGCCTCCTGCACGGCGCCGACGGTCCCAAGGTGCCTATGCACATAGTAGTTGGTCTTGATCAGGTTCCTTTTCGCCGTGATCGGGTAATCGTAATCATACCAGTCGATCTTGAAGTCATGGGCGAGGATATCCAGGACGTCTTCGGGCAGCTCGTCGATACGGGTGTAGATCTTCTCCTCCTCCAAATCTCCCAGGTGCGTCACAAGGGCGTTGGCAATGGCGGTCGCCAGAGCGTTCATCCTGGAATCATTGGCAAGGACCTTCGGGAGCTGTGCAAGGAAATTTGTGGCGGTGTAGCCGTGATCATTCATCCTCCGGGCCCCCATTCGTAAGGGTGATGGTGCCGATCTTCCCGATCTGCGGGATGGTGTCGGCCAGAATAATGGGATCGGTCTCATAGAGGCTCAGATCGCCGTCCTGCAGGGCGTGGTATGCAGGAGCGGTAACGTCCACACGCTTGATGCCGGGAATCGCCATGAGCATGGAGATCAGCTTCGACGGGTTGATATCCCTGCCGAGCTTCCCCTGCTGCCAAGTGATATAGGCGTTTACGGTGTCCTTCACTTCCTGGTCGATGGTGGCCGTCTGCGTCGCCTGGCTGGAAATGTAGTAGGTCAGGTTGACGTTGTAGGCATATTCCGTAGGATCGGACATGAGCACCTTGTCCGTCAGGGGACGGACCGAATCATCGTTGCAGGCAGCCAGGACCAGCGCTTTGAGCGTGGATCCGGCTTTGCCAGGAAACTTCCTCACGTCGCCGGAGTCGCCCGGATTGGTCCAGGTCTGGCCGTCCACGTCCAGGACGTAGATGCGGATTTCACCGGCTGCCGGGGAGTTGACCACCACATCGGAGATCTGCGAGGACGTCGCCTTTGCATGGTAAAGGTAATTACCTCTGGCCCCGGCCGTGGACATCCCATCCAGGGACGCCCGGAGGATTTCGTAGAATTCATCGTCCGAAAGCTCCTCCGAGCCGCCGTCACTTGTGGTCGTCGATGCGCAGGCGGAATAATAGTCATACACATCCACGGCGGTGTTGATGCTGCCGGGGATCCATCCGTTTCCGACGATGCCCGGCGTCTGGCACTGTACCAGCGCGTCAACGTAGGTGTCGCCGATCTCCACCCAGGCGTCCTCAAGGGTGGCCCAGTAGAGTTTCTGCGAGCCGTCCGTGACCCGCGTCCCTTCCGGAACGAGGATCGCCGAGCCCTGGGCGGCCGAGATATAGAAGCGCACCGTGCAGACGGCGGGCTTCGCGGGCGTCCGCTCCTGGGCGTAGAACAGCTCCGCCAGCGCGTCCAGGTTTTCCCCCTCCGCTCTGGAAGGAAGGTTCTGATTGGCCGCGTAGTTGCCCTTCACCCGCTCGGCCAGGATGATGGAGGCGACCCACCGGATCATCAGCATTTCCGGGCTAGCGGGATGGACCGTTTCGCCCGTCATGGCCTCATAGTCCGCGACCATCTGATTCACCAGCTCCGTGGTGTCGGTCGGGATGAATTCGTATTCCGTGTTTCTACTCATTGATGATGTTCACCTCCACTTCCGGGGTCAGGACACCGGAGGCGTCCTGTTTGAATCTGACAGAGACCAGCTCGGCCCTCGGCTCAAAGCGCTGGATGGCCTCTCTGATCTCCACGATCATCACAGGTGCCGCCGCGTTCATGGGCCTGTCCACAAACTGCATCGGCAATCCGAATTCCCGGTACAGCGGGACGTCGCCCTGCCAGGTCTGCAGCAGAAGGGAAATGTTCTGCAAGATGCTCTCCACGCGGTCAGGCTCATTGAGCACGATCCCTTTTCTCCGGGAGGCAGAAACGGTATAGGACATACAGCCGCCTCCTTACCAGTAGATGTATTCTTGCAGGCTGACGGTCACTTTGCATTGGGTCATGTCGCCAGCTGCATCGAAATACTGCGCTTTTACGTTGTGTTTGAGGATCACCCAGCGATACTTCCCATAGGCCTTGTTCCCAAGGACCATGGGGAGCGTCGTTCCGGTCCGCTCATAGGTCCAGAGCTGGCCGATGGCCGTCATGGGATTCACCCCAAGATACGCGGAAAGGGTAATGTCAAAGCTGAGGGTATCGGCACCCATGCCGGTGAACTCGGACATGGCATGGTAGCCGTGCCGCTGGTGGGTGGCGTACCGCGCCGAGCCTCCCCAGCTCAGATTGTTGAGGGTCTGCACCACTTCGTCCGAGACCTCGAAGGTGATGTCCCCCAGTGCGCCGAGTACCATTTATCCGATCCCCCCTAAGATAAAGCCGTCGGCATTCCACACAGGCAGAAAGACCACAAGCACCGTCGCGTTGATCACCGGCATCCAGCTGGTGGTCGTCGTTCCGAGGTGCGTGTGATCCGGCTGCGTCGTGATGGTGTGCGTATGCGACCCGTCTGCCGAGACCTGGCCGCCGTGACTGTGGTTTCCGATCGACGAAACTGTTTGCCCGTGGTTGTGGCTTCCGGCGAACGGGACGTCAACGCCTCCTCCGGGACGCTGCAGCACATACAGCCAGCCGGAAGTGAAGTTCTCGCCCTGGAATTTGACGCGGGCCAAATGCTTGACGTTGTCCACGTCTGTCACGGTCCCGACTCTCACCAGGCCGGACAGGATCCTCTCATAATCCATAGTGCCCTCCTCAGCTGAAAGTTCCGAGATCCACCCAGCCGTAGACGTTGCAGGTGCCGCCGAGTTCGTTGTATGCGCCGCCGATCAGGCTGTACGGATGCGCAGCGCCGGGATTCTTGGCAAAGACCTTCGCCTTTCCCGGCGTCCGGACACCGCCGACCGGGGATGATGCGTCGCTGCTTACATAGTGATAGCCGCCGTGGAACTCCACGACGTCCCCCACGTTGTATTCCTCCTGTGCCTCCGCTTCTTCCTCCTCCGGAGCGTCGGCCATGACCTGGCGGGCGTTGACGGTAACTGTATATCCGCCGTTGCCTGTCGCGTGCTTGGCCTGCGTGATGTGGTATTTCCCATCCCACGCGCCGAAGTCTTCCAGAAGGATATTCGTACCGGCAAGGAGCCGCGTGTCCCCGATCAGCGTAAACTGCACGGTCCGGCAGAATTTGTTGTGGAGCCGGAGGTTCTTTTCGGCCAGAGCCTGCGCTTCTCCGATGCTCCCGACCTTCCGGTAAAGGACCAGCTGCTGGGCGTCCTTGCTGCTGTCATAGTCTTCGCTGACCGCGACGCCCTCGATGCACTTGCCGGTGGCCGGGTCGTTGTAGTAGACGCGGCAGGAGGAATACTGCGCATCGGGGGCGCTCATGGAGAGCTTGTACCTGGTGTAGAGGCCGCCGTTGAGCTTGACGGTGATGATCGGATCCTTCGCCTCATAGTCCGCCTGGTCGAAGATCACGAGCTTCTTGTCTGTAGCCTTGAGGCTGCACCCGGCATCATGGCAGAGCTGCTGCAGGAAGCTGATGTCGGACACCTGGAACTGCTCCATCCGGCGATAAAAGGGATTCTGGGCCGAGAGGAACATGCAGCTCATGCCGTTGACGGAGGCAAGCTCCGAGGCAATACCCTTGAGATCATATTCCTCCCAGGCACGGCTTTTCAGCGTCTGCCGGATGGCAGCGGAGAACGGGAGGCTCGTTGCCTTGATCGTGACCGTGGAAGGTGGCCCGTCGCAGATCACGCTGTCAAGCTCAAAGATCCCCGTATCGAGCAGATCATCTTTGCCGTCGCCGTTCCAGTTCAGGCGGGTAATGGTAGCCTGGATGGAAAGGTTTTCGCTCTCCTTGGCCGCCGCCGCGTTCACGATCTCCGTGAGCCAGCTATCCCGCCAGATGCCGCTCGCGTCCTGGAGCTTGATCTGCAGATCGTCCGTCTCGTCCTCGTCCTTGTCCGTGTAGGTCAGGGACAGGTTATAGCGCTTCATGTCGGCGGTGACGTCGGCGCCGTTGATTTTGATTCCCAGCTCCACCCGCCTGGCCAGGTTTTTGTCGCTCATTTCTTCACCTGCTTCCAGGGCGGAGCGGAGCTGTCAACAGGGATCACGGCCTCCGGGAGCGTCAGCACGACGCCGGCGGGGAAGGTGTAATAGCCCAGGTGTTCCTGGTTGATCCACATGATGTCTTTGGTATAGGAGCAGTCGCCCATCTGGGAATAGGCAATGCTGTCCCAGGTGTCGCCCTGCTTGGTGGTATAGGTCATTTGTAGGCCCTCCTTGCTCTGTCTGCCGCAAGCTCTTCGAGCAGTTCTTCCAGCTGGGCGCGGAGGTTTTCGTCATGCTCCCGGAGGACTTCTTCCAGCTCCTCCGGATTCATGCTGCCGTTGATGGTGTAGATCGGGGAGAAGCTGACGGTGTAGCCGCCGCCGATTTCCCCGGCCCGGGGATTGTAGATCGCCTCGGTCCGCTGGGCATTCAGCACCCGCTCTCCGCCGCGCATCATTACCAGCTCCGGCCCTTCCTCGCCCACCAGGGCGAGACCGGGAGCCGCGTTGTCAGTCCCGGCGGCGTAGTGGTTGTTGTAATACCAGCCGTGGGTGTTGACGCCGCCGGGAGAACCGGAGGCCTCCCGCATGGCCATGACCGCCGCGATGCCGAGCCTGGCATAAGCGGTCTGCACCCGCTCCGCCTCTAGTTCGGCTGCGTCGATGAAGCCCTGGATGGTGGCCCGGCCGCTGGCTGCGGCGTCGTCGCTGAGATCAAGGTCCCGGATCTGCTGGGCCAGATCGTCGGCCAGGGCCTGCATCTGCTCCGTGAAATCGGTCTTGAACTCCGCAATGGTATCGGAGGTTTCGCCCTGGGCCTTCTGCAGCTCCTGCCAGTCCTTGACCATCCGCTTCAGGTCTTCGTCGGAAGCGGTGGCCATGCCCGCGATCGCGGCGACGGAATCATTGGAGCCGTCAGCAAAGGAGGAGATCACGTCGCTCAGGCCTTCGATCTCCCCGGCCCGCTCCCGGAGGGCGGCAAGGTTCTGATTATAGGCATTCCAGTGCTCGACCTGGGATTCCAGCGCCTTGTTGATGTCCGCCACCTTCATGGCGGTCACCTTCTCGGCCTCATCCCAAAGGTCGTACTGGCCGGTGATGCTGGAATAGGCCGCCTCGTATGCGGCGTTGTACTCTTCCGTCAGGAGGCGGACCTTCTCCGTGGTGAGAGCGATAGCCTCCGACACTTCGGCGCTGCCCCTGGATGCCTGCGTTTGCTCCTCGGTATAAACTGCAAGGCCCTGGGAGAGATCGGCGATTGCCGCCTGGTTCTCACCATAGGCAGCGGTGGCAGCATCCGCCGCAACGCTGGCCTCGTCCCACGCGATCTTCGCATTCTGGAGCGCGATATAGTAGCTGTTCAGGGCGGAAGCGCGGCGGCGCTCCTGGGCCTGCGTGCCGCCCGTGATGCCTTCGGCGTCAAGCTCGGCCTTCTTGGCTTCCAGGGCTGCGACGGTGCGGGCATATTCGGCCTCCCTGGCGTTCCGCTCGGCAATCGCTGCCTCCTGATCTTCATAGAGTTCTGTCTCTTTCGAAATCAGGTTTTTCAGCTGCTCCCGGTCCACGGACTTGCGCTCCCGCTCGACCTCGGCCCGGATCACGGCCTGGATCGCGTCGGCGGTCAGGTTGAGGGCGTTGGCGTTGGCGTCATAGGAGAGGGCCAGCTCCGGCAAGCTCTCGTTGAGCATATCCACCAGCGTGAGGATCTGCTGCTTCTGGGCCGCCGTCTGCTCCTCGGCATTGACCAGCTCCAGGAGCTTGTTCATCAGGTTGACGTTGCTCTCAGCGTTCCGGTCAATATCCCTGGTCTGTTCCGAGTAGGAATCCATCAGCTTTCGATGGGATTCCATGAGATCATTGTGCGCCTGGGCGAATTCCTCCGCCGTCATTTTGGATTCTTCAAAAGCCTGGGTCTCTTCATCTAGACGGCGCTTCAAGAGCTGTGCATCGGCGGAATACTCGCCCTGGGCAGCGCAGACCGCGTCGTATTCCTCCCGGAGCTCCTGCAGCTGGTAATACTGCTCGCGGGAAGTGGCGGTCAGGGTAGCCGCTTCGCTTTCCGCGGCGCGCTGCGCTTCGGTATAGGCAACCACCGCTGCCGTAATGGCAGCTACACCGGCGACACCGGCAATGACCCAGCCTGCGGGACCAGCAAACAAGGTGCCAAGGCTCAATACCTTTACGATCTTTGCGATTGCAGCGTAAGCCGTAAGCGCAGCCGTCGCGGCGCCAACGATGCCGATAAAGGCAGTTGCCGCTTTGATCAGTCCGGGATGCTGCTGGAGGAAGCTGTTGATTTCCGAGAGCACCTTCGCACCCCAGCCGTAGAGATCGGCCAGCATGGGCGTGAACTGTTCGCCGATGGTGGTCTTGACAGCCTCGGACGCGCTGTTGAGCAGCGTGAGCTGGCCGACCATGTTATCCATCTTGATGTCGGCCATGCGCTGCGCTGCGCCGGTGCTGCTGTTGATGCTTGCGGTCAGCTTGGCGTAATCTTCTTCGGAAGCGTTCAGGATAGACAGCAGACCGGCATAGCCGCGCTGCCCCGCGATGGTCATGGCATTGTTGACGCGCTCCGCTTCGGTCATTTGGTCGAAGTAGCCGCGCAGCTCGTCGATGGTCTCGGAGAAGTCGGCCATGGTGCCGTCCGCCTTGACCGCCGAAAGCGTGTACTCTCCAAAGGCGTCGCCCGTCAGGGTCACGCCCTCCAGGAGCCCGTTGAACGTATTGCGCAGCGCGGTACCGGCGTTGGAGCCCTTGATGCCCGCGTTGGCCATGAGGCCGATCGCCGTGCTCACGTCCTCGATGGAGTAGCCCAGCGCACCCGCGACCGGCGCAGCATACTTGAAGGTCTCGCCCATGACGCCGACGCTGGTATTCGCGTTTGCGGCGGTGGCGGCGAGGACATCCGCATAGCGCG